ATACATCAATAGGTGTTTATAAAAATCCAAGAATTGATGTAGAGTTAAAAAGAGGAAAATGGCGCGTAGATTATGGGAATACAAATTCCTCTATTGGTCCAGGAGATATTCCATTTAATTCTTCATATAAGAACAACACTGGCATTCCAATAGAACAATACGGAACAATGATTTATACACTGAGCGAATCATTATCAAAATATTTAAAAGACAAAGAAAAAGTTTACGCCTCTATTGAGGCTTATGATGGAACGAGGCAAAATAATGGCTAATATCGAAGTACGTCTTTCAACCGGAAGTGCAGTTTCTACAAATGTTGACAGTCCTAATAATTCTCTGGGTGGGAAAATGGCGGAAACAGCGTCAGGAAGTGCAAAAGCAATCATTGAAGAAGGGTCATTCCTGATGAATTCGATCTGGGACAATATCACCCAGTTAGACAATGTTGCAGGCGAACCCGACTATCGCTGTATTTATATTTACAATAACGCCACCGGTCCGAAACCTGGTCCTATTATCGGAACAAAATTCTACATCTCTGGAACTACATATGCCAGATTTCAAGCAGGTGCAGTAGATCAAAAAAACAAAGACGCAGGCGTAATCAGAAATGAAAAAGAAGAACCTCTTGGTGTCCTAATGGAGTCTCATACAAAAGACTCTCCAATTGTGCTTGGTACACTAAATCCAGGCGACTTTCATGCTATTTGGTTAAAACGAACACCAGTAAATGTGTCCGGCGCAGGTGAAATCAGAGAATCATTCGACTTTGTAATTAAAGGTTCAGAATAAGGAATTAAGATATGGCAGATTTATTAAATGTACCAAGATCAACTGGCGATGACTTAAATCATTATTATTTCTTATATCTGCCATTTAATCTTGAGGATCAAATTGATAGTAAGGGCGATAATCCATTCTTTATTATGAATTACAAAGGGGATCCATCTAATAGCGAAGAAATTTCAGAATGGAAAAACATTGCGAACGAATTTTGTTCGCTGTTATATACATCTGGATTAAATCCGCAATTTCCAAGAATCATGCCAGTGGTATATGATGACAGTAAGCTTGGACCAGGTATTTCTGGATTTGAGCGTACAGAGATTCAAGAACTAATAGAGGTTAGAGAAGATGATGGGTATAGCATAGATGGTGAGACATTATGTGAAGATGAAGGCTTAAATCGACTATATTTGTTTAGTGACATCAAGAAAACTTCAAGCGAAACATCTGAAGACACGACTGGTCAATATTCGTACAGAGGATCTGCATCTGGAACGATAGGTCATCTATCAAGCGTTATCAATTTTGGCAACAGTTACACTGGCGCAGCGCTACCATATCCGGCGAGTATAAGCACTTTGGCGGATAGGAAAAAAATTAATACTGACCAATTGCATCCAGATTTATCAGCCGGCGCTAAGACTATGAGTTTTCAGTTCGCATTGGTCAGAAATGGAAATACAGTTGTTCCAGGAATAAGTAACTTTGACAAAATTGGCATAAAAGTTTACCCAAGAGACTTTGTATTGCTCTCTATTGATAATAACACCGTCTTGAGAACAGAAGAAATAAACGGCATAACATTTAATGAATATCGTTTTAAAATTCACGGAGCAAATGGTGGAACAGCATCTCATTACAAAAAGAATAAGGATATTAAAAAAGCTTTTGAATATATGTTCGCAGAAAAGTCTTTTGGCATATTGAGCTGGGATGTATTTGTTCCTAAGCAAGGAGCAGTGGCGGAAAGATATCGTTCAGAGTCTAATATCGTAAAAATTAAAAAATATGATAACAATTGCGAATATGTCTCAATCTTGTATCCAAGTAATAAAACTATTCCACCAACAGGAACAGAATTAATATTATCAACAGGGTCTACATTGGTTAATATAGACATTATTCAGTCTATTAATTTCTTCGAAGGTAAAGATATCAAAAGTTCATCAAGCACAAATCAAAAAGAGCAAATATTTTCAAAAAGTGATCAATGGGGCGGCAATATACCTGCGGAACATGACAACATAGTTAAGGCTAATCTTTTAAATGCTGGATACGCTAGAAGAGATAATAATCCATTTCACGGCGAAACACAGTTTTGCTGTCCGCAGGAAAATATAAATTTTAAAAACATTTACGATTATGCAATAGTAAGAATAGATGTAACTTATAATCCATATGAATTGTCTCAATTTGTAAATGCAGATTACAGAAAAATACCTATGTTTATAAACAAAAGATCAGACGATAAAGAGTATTATTATGTAAATTATGATGCTGCAGAATATGATATATCAAGACTAAAAACATCTTCAAATGTTTTGGACATGTTTGGCTTTGATTTAAGATTTAGAAATGTGTAGGTGAAAAATGTATTTAAAAATATCGGAATTCCCTACACAGAAAGGCTTTGGCGGACAAGGTTTTTCTGTATATGCAACTATACTTGCAGATCCAGCTGGGGAGAAAAAATTTTACTCCGGCTATGAATCAAAAAACATGCAAGAGCAGGTTTTTCAATATCGCTCTGGATATATGATAACAAATCAGGACTCTGTTCATATCTATCATTCTCCATTTATGAACAATAAGAAATCAAATTTTGTTGAGCATAAATATTCGGATATGTATGATATTGAAGGTCAAAACTTGATGGAGTTCTATTTTAGATCTCCATATAAAATTTATAGCCTTAGAAGAGGAGAGCAGGAGCACAAATTTGTTTCTCAGTATTCAATTTACACTGATTATATTCCAAAAGAGCGTAAATACAGAGACGGATATCTACTTCAAACATATAGTGATTCTCCAATCCATTTAGAATATAAATCTGGGTACAGACATTCAAGATCGAGAGAAAGACAGCGAACTTATGGATGTTTATATAACAACAAGTTTGTTTCTGACGGAATATATCAATATAAGAGTGGATACCTAGATGGACAGTCGTTCTTTATTTTTTCTGACGGAAAAACGAAACAGGTCCGGCCTGGATATGAGGTTGATTCCAATAACAACGTATCAATTATTGTCCCTATTGATAAATCAAGACTAAATATAAAAGCTGATCAAAAATTAAGAATCTTTGTAAATCTTCCACCTAAGTATATTAACTATTGTGCAACAGTTGATAGTAATAAAAATTTGGCACATATAAATGAAACATCTGGAACTAAATTAATAATCCCCAATATAACTGTTTCAACTGGTCAATCAGAACAAGAGGTTATAGAGGCACTTTCTAAAGTATCATATTTGTCGATATCCATTTACAGATATGACACAATAGAAAAAGATCCACGTCATATTAGAGACGGAATAACATATGTAGATGATGATGCATATGACCCAGAATTATTCTCTAACCTTAATCTTAAAAAAGTTGACATCAGAGATGAATCTATAACGTATAAGGCTAATCCAAAACAGGTCATTTCGGATTCTGTTAAATTTGAATTAAGGTTCTCTAGAAATGCACAATGTTGTTTTGATAAGAAAATAACAATAAATAGCGATTCATCTGTAGCATGTCAAATTCCTGAAGCCCTAGTAGAATATGATATTATCGAAAAAGAGAAGAATACTGAATTTAGATTCTCTACAAATCTAGATGGGTTTGAAAGAAAAGTTGGAAAAATAGAAAAAGACAGCGCAGATAAAGCAAGGCCATAAGAAATGAAAATTTTTATAGATAAAGAAATAACTGGCAGCGATAATTTAAATAAATTAATAGAAGACAGTATTTCTTCTACTGTAAGATTCTCTGCCTCTTATGATAAACAAACAATACGAAAAACTCCTCCCGATACCTTCGGGAGGAATACTGCTGTTAATGTGAGATTAAGTGATGGCGGAGGCACTAATATCGACGCTGTTGCATTCTATAAGCGTCCAAGTATAAGTGTTGTTCCGGAAGGAAGAATTGATCCAGAAGAGAATTTGCCAGTTTATCAATATAATGGTGAAACTAAATATCTCTATGATCAATCTAAGCTGGGGGAATTTGTAGCACCACTAGTATCTAATAGATTAAACATTCCGGCAGATTCTTTTCGTATTGAAAATATAGTGACATCAAATTGGGTTAAAGGTGTTATTAAATTTGACATCGTTGCATATGAGTTATCAGAAGTCATCATAGGAAAAACATTCGGCTTCTTGAATTGTCCACCAAGTAAACATACTATTTACGATAAGGCCAAAGAATATGGATTATGGGCGCCGGAACATTTTAGAACTGGATTGCAGCAACCACTAAGACCAATAGATCACGACACATTTTTCTTTTCTACAAATGTAACATCTTTTGCCAATATGAATTCCGGAAATAAAGATAAGGAAATTCATAATAAAGAAATTTCAGCATACATCTCAAAAGAACTCAGAGATGAACTTAGAGATGATCTTATCGTTTCTGATCCAGTTCAAAATACAGATGATACATCAACTGTTGGGGTTAAAATAAAAAACTCAACAGATTATCAATTTTTTGGTCAATATATAACAAAACAATTTGATCCAAATAAGGACTTCGCCGTATCCAGTAGGGCAGATGATAAATGGGACGAAATCAATCAGGGCAAAGTTATGTATAACGCAGGTCTAAATAAAATAGTCTTTTACGCACATAAAGGTTTTTCATCAGATGACGTTACATTAGAAGAGTCTAAATCAATTTTAGATACATTATGCCAACAATTATTTGGATATTATGGACTACCTATTGATACAGTAGTAACACAAAAAGATTTCACATCTAATTTCCCAGAAAAAGGAAAACCAGTAAAAACTTTCACATTCTCATATAAAGGATCAGCAGTAGTTCTTAATGGAGACTATACAATTCATTTAATATATGAAAAAGTAAATAAATGTCCTAGATTAAATGTTTATAAATTAATGGATGGATATAATTCAATAGGAATATTAGAAGGCATACAAGATGGATGGTCATCAGATGGAGTTGAATGGTGGGAAATTGATTCTGGTCGCGTAACAGATAAAGGCGGCAATGTTATCAGAACACCAGAAAAATGGAAAGAAACAGAAGATCACTGGTATCATCCTGTTCCTGGCGATGGTGATGCTAAAAGCGGCCATTGGTTCAAAGAGTCTGAAAAAGGTGGAGGGCCAAGCGATGTCCGCAGAACGGAAAATAAAGACGGCGAGAAAAAAGAAGGCGATTACGAAAAGCTTCCAACAGACGGTAAATACCAATATACTGATTTAAACACATTTGGTGATCCACATCTTCCTGGGTATAAATTATGAGTGATAATAAAGAACTTGAAACAAAACCATTTTTACTCCGAGATGGAGAGGTTCGTAATAGCGATGAATTCTTGTTAAAAATATTTAAGCGAATCAACCCTAGAATAAGAGAAAAGATTGAGGAACTCAGTATAACAGGAGATATTTTCAAAATCATTAGGATTTATAAAAATGAACATCCAGATGAAATTCTTCGTTATAATACAATAGCAGAGATAACAACAGACGGATGTTATTTTTCTAATCAGGATGGCGATAAAGCTACTTTAATGATGTCATACGGTAGATGGGATGCATCATTGATGGAGTTCAAAGAAACAAAAACTGTTGGTGTTCCTGACGTCCCGCTGGTTGTAGAGTCCAATACAAAAGAAGGTGTTAATAAAAGCTTTTATAATTTGCTTGATGATGTTATCTTAGTTAAAGATACTGTTGATGGATTTCCTGGCGTTAAACTCTGGAGAGGTATAGTTAAAAGAGATAATCGCGCGTGTATCTATACTAGATGGAAGAAACAAGAAAGAATTTACTACGAAGATTTTGAGATATATGCAAAAGCATACACTCCAGATCGAGGATTTGAGGCGTCTGATTTTGTGGAGTAAAATATGAAAATAGATTACGAAAAATATGATTTCTCTAGATCTGATCTTAGGAACTTCTTACTGCTTCTATCAAAAGAATTCAAAAAGCGCGGCTTAGTGCTAATTCCAGATGGCCTAATCCTTAAAAAACCACAGCAGGTAACTGTTGAACACGGCAATACTTCTATTGATCTTGTTGGTATTCCATTTAAAAAGGTATTTGGCAGAACAAAAATATTTTATTATCGAATAAAACTGTCAGAGTTTGCAGATGCCTATAGGGTTCAATTGGGTACAGCAAGATTTCCAATAAGGATGACTATAAATCCAAATGATGAAGAGATGCTCGAAAATGTTAAAACAATTTTATCAAAAAGGACCGGGGTCGGAAAAGATCATTTTGTATTAACATTAAAGTCAAAAACAGAAAAGTTACAAATCTTTAAATTTAAATTTGTTATTAAGCCAACCGAGTTCACAACAGAGGATGAGGGTCTTTGTTTAATAAATGACGTAGAGGCTCTTATATACGTTGCAGAGCCTAATATAAAAATTCAAAACGGCGTAGCTATTCTTGGATTAGAAGATCAACTAACGTCTAACACTTTATTGTCGTCAAACGCATTATACGAAAGCAATGAAGATAGAGTAGAATTTCATTCAACAGATGGCGATTATCCTTCTGAATTAAGACTTGGTAATCTTACATACACTCCGATATACCCAAGAGTAATTGTAAATAAACAATTAAGAAAAACCGAAGGATCTAGAATTACTGGTTTAATAACAGATGATATTAAAAATTTCTCTGTACCTGGATCAGCATCATTTTCCGGCGATATTTCTAATCTCTCAAACGACGGCACAAATTTCTTATTCGATATAGAATCAGGTAGGGAAGCGTTATTTAGTTTTAACGGAAGTAATGGTAAAAAATATATTGAACATCTAAAATCAAATGATCAAGAGATTTCAAATAAAACACCAACGATTTTGGATGGATTATATTCAAACACATTGTCATCGGCCGCACCAAATTCTTATATAGAAGTAGTGACACGAAAAACTTCTATTATCTCAAAAGAATTCTCAAATACATTGAGTAATAATTCTCTATTGGAATCTAATTCTTATAGCGAAAATGTAACTCAGAATAGATATAGTGTTAAGTCTTTAAATATCAATCCTGTATTGATATCTTCAAATAAATTAGAAACATCAAATTCAATATTAATAAAAACAAAATAGGAAATAATATGTCAAATTTCATAGGAATTCCAACTCTAACTATTAGAGATAAAAATACAGGAAATGTAATCAAAGAGATTACAGTTAAAAATACACAGACATTCCATGTGGACTTAAATATGAGTCCAGAGTTTTTAGCTACTGGCTTATTTTTAGATAGATATAAGAATGATGGAGTAATTCAGGAACCTACAGATAGACCGCATATTATTGTTGCCACATTTTTAAAGACAAAATCAAAAAGGTCTGGAGGTCTTTTTGCAAATCAAAGTTACAATATCAATGATGGTTTTACCGTAAATAATCAAAAATATTACACAATGGCAGATCTTAATCCTGGAGAGAACGGCTATACCACAGAAATAGATAATTTGGGTAGATTAAATTTAGTTTTCAAAGGAAAACTGCAGGCTCCTGCACAAACAAGAGATATCGGGACTATATTTGTTGGAAATTTTTCCAATCCGTCTGCTATTTCAAAAAGTAATCCATTTACATTTTTTACTCCTTTGGATGAATTAATTGTTCAAGACTCTACTATGATAATAGATATTACATATAGAGTTATTCTAGACGAAGATAAAAATGATCCAATTAAAACAGGAATTGTTGGATCTATTTTTAATCATGGGACAAAAATAAATATTGGAACAAGAAAAGATTTTGATTTTGATATACCGTCAGACCCTTCCAGCGCCGACACAAGAGAGGCGACAACATCTATAAAATATAAGAATCATCTTAAAGATAAATATACCGGATATATAATTCCTAAAAATGTAAAAATAAAAAATATATCCAATTCTCCTGATAATATTTTTACAAGGCCAATGCAATCATCAGTTGTTCAAAATCTTATATATGACTCTTTGAATACATGCGGAAACTTTACAGCAACATCTTCATATGTGAACGCCGCAAAGGACTATTGGGGATTCGGCAATGAGTCATCAACAATGTTAACTAGTGTATCTGGTAACCAAACCCCTGTTGTATTTGAAAAGAAACTTCAAAGTGGCAAAACGCCAAAACCATTCTTGGATTCTGGATCGTTCAAAGCTGGGACTGGACAAATTTCTGTTAAACGACTAGAAGATAATAAATATATACCAGAAAGATGGTCTCTAAGGGTTGCCAAAGGCGGTATTCCTGGTGTTGCAGAATTCGAACTCAAGAAAACATATGTATCGTCATATATTGGAAACAATAATATTCAACTTGGTGCGAGTGTACCACATCTTAGTACAAATGCATCAGGGCATTTAATTATTCCTCAATTTAAATGTAAAAATGCAGAATGGTATTCTTATGCTGGAACATACTTTGCATTATGGGGGTTTAATGTCGCAATAGTATCTCAAAAAGGTTTAATTTTAACAGGCATCACTGAAAATAATTATCATCTTTTTGACAAAGACAATCTTCCAGGTGCGACAAACGATGTATGGATCACAGGTATAGGTTGGGATATCGCCAAGAAAGAAATTTATCTTGCATGTAAGAATAATGGCTTATGGAAAATAAAAGGAGATATTTATGATACTGCCGCGCCGGTAGTTACTAAAATCCCATCTATTGATAATGTATATGCAATTAATACAAATGGAAAAGGTGGGGTAACTATAGTAGACAATACAGGGATGAGATTCACAAAAGACGGATGTCAAACTTGGACTACTATTAGCAAAGCAGAGTTAATAAATGAAAACGGATTTAAAGATGAAAATTATTTAAAATACCTATCATCAATCTGTACTGATTATGACTCTCAAGATTTTAAAACATTTGTACTATTCGATGTGAATGGCAGAATAAGTACAAATTACGCAAAAGGATTATGGATATCTACTTCCAATAAAACTGGCAAACAAGTACAAATATATTGTGATTCATATTCGGATTCATATGGATCTACATATGGTGTAAATCTATGCTCATATTGCAAAGAAGGATATTATGTAACAGATGATTTAAAAACTCAATTAGTTCCATATTTTAGATATCAAAGCAATAAATATGGTATATTGGGCATCAATCATTTATACAATATAATGCCTCAAAAGATTTCAATGTCGGCCAATAATAGATTTTTCCTAGGATATACCAAATCTGCTAAAATATTTTTTGGGGCAGTCGCGGAAATTACATTCGGATCTACCAGCATTTCAAATTATGGTTCATCAGATAGTATGCTATGCGATATGTCTGGAAATAATCTTGCCGATGAAGTTATATGCGCATACAGAGGTACAAATATTTTAAATTTATCAAATGTATCAAACGGATTAATGTCCGGAACAATAGCAGAGATAAATAAAAGTGTCGGAGATAAAGCTAAATCTCTTGTTTTATCTAAGAAATATGTTCCAATGAGAGATGATAATTACAGTTATATTCCAGTAACAGCTGCAACAAATGGACTATACGATCTTGTCGTTGCATTTAATAGAAATGCATGTTATCAGTACACACCTGAGGAATATGCCGAATATTTTAAACCAAACAGAGAAACTCCATTAAAAATCATGACAACTACATATGTCTTGGGTCAAGATGAATATGGCGACTTTAACAGTGTAAATAATATTAAAATTATAAAAAATTCTGATAATACATTCTCTGAAAAAGTTGGACTATTTGAAACAGGCGACAAATTCATTCTTAGTGGAACAACCGTCATAGATGGCATGGAGATCACAGTTGGAACAAGTGGTACATTTATAGAAAATGATGTTTACGAGTTTTATAAATTCGATGGATATCTAAATGATAATGTCTCCACAGCAATAATTCAATCTGAATTCAGTTCATCTAAATTGTCAGATATAATTTCTCATGAGGGAACAATTTCTACTGAAGGGCCTATCCAGGAATTGAGATATCCATTTATATCAAATGGCAACGCTAGAATTACACGCGATGGGTTTATTAAATCTGATGGTATGCCAAATGGAATATGTTCAGGTAATTTCAACTGCGCTACATTTGGCGACTTCAAGTTAAAAATAGATCCAGAACGAATAAAAGGATTATGGTGTATTGCTATTAATATAGCACAGTCAGACAGAGGTCCGACATATGGATATGGACAAGGATTAAGAGTCTATGTCGGAAATGTGAAAGGAAATAAATTCTGGTTTATTAAAACTGATGCAGGGCCAATACAACCTATAAATGTTTCTGCAGCGACAATAAAAAGTAATACATTGTCAGGTAAAACAAATGTCCGCATAGAGTACGATAGCGAGACAAGGATTATTTCATTCAGAGCGGATGATAAGGTGTTTTATAAAACATCTCCATTTAGTGATAAAACAATCGCTATGAATACAATTCATACGGCCGGATTCTTTTATTCTATGGACGTAAATGGGAATCTAACAAGTCGCCTAGATCCGTGGTCTGATTTAACTGCAAATAATTTCACTCTTGTTACAGAGCAATCAGAATTCAAGATTCCAGAGTTTATAAGCGCCAATGGAAAAGTTTTGTGCACTCTCCTTGGTAACAAAGAGAAGAAAACAGGCTACTTCAATCCAAAATATGTTGGCCTACCTAAACTTCCAAATATGTTCACCGTATTGATAAATGGCGCACCTGCTAAAAAAGTTTACACCAATACAGAGAATATATTGGATATCAGAACAGAGGCAGAAGGATTTATACGGCCACCATTCTTACCACAAGGTGAACAATCTCAAACAGCTATTATTGAGACATCGTTAAAAACTGGCGAAGTGTATATCGAGCCTACAACAGCAATGGTATTCTTCTCTCAGGAAGATAAAGGTAAACCATACAAAATCGAGTACAAACATTATATTGATACTCATTGGGGCGTAGACGAGGTTACAAATGAATAACAGATTAGAGATTCAATCTTTTCAAGTTGTGTTTACAGATGGAACTAAGGGGGAGGTTCCATCTCAATTTCATGACACGTTTCTAGTTCCATTTTACGCATCAATTCATGATATAGAAATTTCTCTTCCAATAGGAACTGTAACGTTTACTGATGAGTTTGCATTAAAGGTTGCAGAAATAATTTTTAACAAGTCTATCTGGATAGATCTCTATACTAAAAGAAAAGGGATTAAACTATCAGAAGAAGATATGTTTATTCTAAAAAGGGATTACGTCATTTGTGCAACACTTGCTCAAATAGGGACAATTCTTTATGGTATTATTTTAAAAGGACAGTCTGTTAAAAAGGTTCTCGGCGATTTTGAGGTTGACAGAGATCTCAATTATGACACAGACAAAGCTTTAAATTTTGCAAAAGATGCCAAAAAATGCATGGAAGATATTGTAGCAGAAATAGATAAGCTTGCTGCTACACTTGCTGACCCATTCCTACTCGGTAGCTTGAATTGCAGAAATAGGCGCGCAGACAGATTGTGGCATCATCCTCCTTTCTTATCTAAAATGCCTATCGCGGCAAATAAAATGTTAGAATGGGACGGCAGATTCTATAAAACAGGATTTGGACATGGCAACGAATATATCCCCCTTTATACAAGAGATTGATCTTCGTCAAGAACTGATAGATTTGTTCACAGGTAATGAATTTGTCAATAAAATGAGAGAGTTCATTCTCAGAGATTCCAGAAAAGATAGCAATGGCAAAAAGATTAAATGCCATTGCTACAACCCACAAACAAATGAAGGAAAATCGGATTGCTCAGATTGCTTTGGCGCTGGATATTTATGGGATGAAAAATTGATTGTTGGCCATATGTGGGCCCCGCGGGAAGTTGTTATGACCAAATCAAATTCCTTTAATTCTATAAATGGCAAACTAGGAAGATCTATGAACTCAGAATGGATGCTAATAGTCCCTTATTCTATAAATGTATCAGAAAGAGATATCATTTATACACCAATAGTCAATAATGAAGGGCGCATAAAATTCCCTATTGTTCCTGATAAAACTTTTTATGTATCAGAAACAGCTAGGATGGGGTTCGATTTCGGGCGAAGAGATTTCACAGCAATAGGACTATCAATAAGATGAGTGCATATACAGATCCATTTGAAACAGCATTAATAGCATTAAGACAAAAGGCCGGAAGACTAAAACTAGATACAATTCCATTAGATGTTTTTTATAAAACATATAGAAGATTAACAATTGACAAATTCCTAGACCTCCTTTATTCTCTATTCAAAATGGAAGGGCTGTTAAATGATGAGCAGGATCCGCTAGGTCCTAACAGTAATGATAAATTCTTCTATACAGAAATCTATCCCGATCTTCCTGATGGAAAGAACTTCTCAAACACTGTCACATACGAGATTTATAAAAGACAACCGGCGGAGTTTGATTCTAAGGTTATCAAAGAGCCAGGAACAACTCAATATCGCCCAGATTATAAATGTGTAGTAACAGACACCGATTCTCGTTTGGCAATTTGCTATGAGAAACATTATGAGAACTATCTTAAGTTCACAGTATTTTCAGAAAAAGCAGAAGACGCCAGAAAAATTTCTTCGGTTCTAGAAAATTTCTTTACAAAATATTATCATTTACTAAGAATGCATGTTGGTCATCTAGTATACGAAGGAAGAGGTCAGACAATTATGACTGAAGCCTTCGGTAATAAGCGTGTATTCGGAATCCCGCTATTATTCAGAGTCAGAACAGATGAACCTGGCTTTATTAAAAAAGACGATATTGTGTCTATCGACACTTATGGTCATGTCGTTGACTCATTCTTTATGGATGAATTAAATAAGATTAATAATTTTGAAAACAAAAACTGATAAGGCATAAAAATATGGCTACATATCAAAACCTACCCGGTGTTAATCTAGAGCTTCTAGACGGCAACCTTCGTGTAGATAACACAAGCGATGCTCGCCGCGTCCTTGTAATTGGTCGTTCAACAACCGGTAAAAGCAATCGTCTTTATACTGTGCGAGACACCAACCAAGCTGTAAATGCTCATGGTGCAGGAACTCCTTTGATTCGTAAGATGTCAGAGGCGATTCTCGGCGGAGCAACTCAAGTTCAGTTGTACCGTATCGGTGGACGTGCCGCTTCTCTGGATGGAATCTTCGGTGAAGGAACTTACATTCGCACTGTTGAAGAATCCGTAACAGCAGCTGATAACATCCGTCTTTACATTGGTCCACGCCCAAGTAATGATGGTAAATCATGCTTGATCGCGTTTAAAGGCAAAAATATCATTTATTCAAATGTTCCAGGATCAGAAGTTAATCGCAACCAAATTGAGGTTGTTGGATTTGACTATGATACAGACCTGGTATTAGGAACACCAACTGAGCCTGTGTTATTCTCTAACATTATTCCTACTGCTAAGCCACGCACTGTAACCAGCCGAGGCAATGGCTCTACTTCAGATTACACTCTGACTGGTGCAACTAAAACTGATGCAGTTTCTGATGTGGTTGTAAAAGTTAATGGTGTAGAAAAAGCTTCTGGCACAGATTACACTGCTAAACTGGATAAAGCTGCTAACCGTCATTACGTTTCATTCACTGCACCAGTTCCAGCCGGCGAACGTATTCAGATTAAATACTCAGTTAAACCAACTGGTAATGAATCTGGATCAGCAGTGTTCTCTGGTGATGGCACAACTGTTAAATTTAACTTGCCAGGCACTAGAGCCGCAGATGATTTGGAATTAACCAAAGTCACAGTTGCGAATGTTGACGAACTGACTAACACAACTCTTGGCAATTCAGATGACGGCTTGCAAAAAGCCATCACTCTGACAACTGCTCCTGGTGCACAAAAAACAGTTCTGGTTGAATACATCCTTAAGAAAACTCCTGTACATGTTCCAGGTAAATTCGTTGAGGGCGAAGACAACATCGACACTACTTGGAAACGTTACTTCGAGTTGCTACATTCAGCACTGTTGGATTTGGAAACTGTAAACTCATTCTCTATTGTTACAGACTCCGCAATTATCGACGCTCCAAATATCGCAGATGGTTCCACTGCAGAAGATCGCTTGGAATACGTTTACGTATACGAAGAAGACGGCGAAGTTAAATATGATTGGTCAGACACCAAAATCCTGTATCGCAAGGGCACTACAACTACTAAAGATGTTGCAGAAGCTGATTTGAATGGGAACGGTCAACCTATCGTTGCACGTCGTTATCACGAAGCTAACTTTGCATATCTGTTGGCCAACTTTGCACATACAATCTCTGAAAATGAAGACTTTGTATTGGCAACTATCGGTGCGTCACTGCCAACCTCTTTGACAACATTTGAAGTGAACAAATGGATTGGTACTCCAGCAACTAAAGACTCCGCAGGCAATATCGTTACTAACGGTACTGGACTGTTAGGTCTCCGCAATATGGTAGAGCGCGCAGACACTCGTCAAGGCTTCTACAAAACAGACAGCGGGTTCGTTGATGGCGATATCATCTATGACTCTAACGGCGCTCCTGTTGATATTGGTAAATATCTGTCAGTTGTTCCTCAAGTGATTGTGACTCAGGCTTCTGCTTCTAGCGGAACCACGGCAGGTGTTACAAACGGTGCAGCAGTTTATGCAGGTTTGTTGACCACTATCCAGCCAGGCAACTCTACTACCAACACTATTGTAAATCGGATCTCTCTGCCAGGTGAGATCAAAAAAGTTAAACTTGATCAACTTGCAGGTTCTGGATATGTGATGTTCACAACTCGTGATGGTCAAGTCCGTGTGGTTTCTGGTGAGTTGGCTACCAACATCAATTCTGACTACGATTATGTATCTACAACAATTATCGTTGCAGAAACTATCAACCGAGTTCGTAAAGTTTGCTTGCCATTCATCGGACGAGGATTGACAGAAGCAACATTGGTAGCTTTGGATACCGCAATCGAATCTGAATTGCAAAAACTTGCAGACTCCGATGTGATTGTAAACTTCGCACACGTTGTTAACCAACGTCAAGTTGTTAACGGTAAAGGTGTTCTGGATGTCGCTCTGACAATTGTTCCAGCATTCGAACTGCGTGAAGTTAACGTTTCACTGAAACTGGCCCTAGAGGTATAAGATAAAAAGATAAGGAGAGACTACTAAGTCTCTCCTGGTTATAATCAATATAGGAATAAATATGGCTATTAAAGAATATCACAGCTTTGGTGGTGTTGATATCACTCCGGTGTTTGGCAATACAGCTTTCGGCGAAATGCAAATGGTTTCATATCGTGCAGACCGTGAAAAAGCTCCAATTCACACAATGGGCTCTCCTGATGCTCGCTCAATTGCTCGCGGTAAACGTTATATCTCTGGCGCATGTGTGTTCACAGTGTTTGACCGTGATACATTGCTTGAAGCTATGGATGAAGCTGGGCGTACTGATGTATGGTTGAGCAAACATGAAACTGCCAACTATCGTCGCGGTGGGATTTATAAAAATATCAACAACGGTCAATATCAAGATGCAATCACTGATGCTGCTCGTAATGCAATTTACGGCTCTAATAACATCAAGGATAACAATGGTTCTCGTGGTGGTGGCACTCTGACTGCTGACTACGGCAAAATCAATTTGGATACATCTCAAAATATTCGTTCGTCTTTGCGCACTGCTGCTAAAGCTCGCTTGGCTGACCAAGTATTGCCATTCGACATTAACTTGGTTGCTACAAACGAATATGGTCACACAACTAAGATGGTTATCTACGGTGTTGAATTGATGACTGAAAGTGGTGGCGTATCTATTGACGATTTGGTATTGGAAAAACAACATACATTTATTGCGCGTTCTATTTCTAACTGGATGCCAATGGATCAATACAACACCCGATAATTTAATCTAACTCTTTGGAGTATAGTTTATGGCTACAACAATAAGTACAAGTAGACAAGAAACATACAAAAGAGAGTATCATAGCGTGGGTGGCGATGCTACCCACGTTATTTTTAATTTCCCTGGACACGGAGCGTTGTACATGGGGAGTTTGATTTCTCTTTCATATCAATCTTTCAGGGACAAAGTTCCCATCTACAATCTTGGAAATACTAATATAGATGGATTCGCTATTGGTAAACGCTATGTTGCTGGATCGCTTATTAGAACAATCTTCCTTCATGATGATCTGTCAGACTTTTTAACAAAAGTCACAAAAGCTATCGGTTTAAAGAAAAACGTTGATAGCATCTATCAAAACAAATTAGAAAAAATGAGAACGTATCATCATCTTATGTTTGATGACATCATTCCATTTGATATTATTATTCTTTTAAGTTCTGAATATGGGGCATATTCCGTTTCAGAAGTTATATACGGCGCCACACTTATTAATAGCGGCCAAGTACACTCTATTAATGACCTAATAGCAGAAGGAACAATGTCCTTTGTTGCTAGAGACGTTAGACAAACCAGGGATAAAATTGGTTCAGTAAAATATGGCCAAGCGTTAACCAATGATAGAAAAGCTTCAGATTTAGGCGACAAAGCAGATTATAAGCCAGAAAGCCAATTTAAAAATAAAGAAGCTAAACAATTAAATCAAATCTTCAATCAAATGAAAGAAGATGCCAACGAAGACGGCGTAGTTACGGCGCAAGAATTAAGAGAACAAACAATTGTTTCTCAAATACTTAGGGCAGTAAATGACGGTGAAGATTTATCAAATTATATTCCACAGATAAATGAATTGTCTGATAAATATAAAAGCAAAGTATCAGAATTAGTTTCTCAATCTTATAAAAACCAAACTGGGTCGCCAAGACAATTGCCATCAGTTTTTGACAATAAGACAGCAGACAAAAACACACTTGTTTATAGAAATAATCCGTCATCTGATCCATCTGAAATAACAGACGGTGATACTGTCAAATTTAAAGGCGTAAAAAATATCGGCGGCGAATTATATAAAGAAGAATATGGCACCAATGGGAATTATAATACGTCTAATAGTGCAGACAAAATGAAAGAGGGTGAATATAAAGCCCGTCTATTCCCTATTGATGCCCCAGAAACATCTCATACTCCAGGCGGAGAAGACCAGCCATTCGGAAGAGAAGCGAAACAATTCCTTGAAGAATATATGAAATCTGGTAAATGGGATGAAGATGTTAGACGTGGATATGTAAAAAATGTTCCATATAATACATATGGTCGTCATGTGATTTATAATTACAATTATGCATTGGCTGCAATTAAAGCTGGAATGGCTCACTACAGTCCATCTGGCGCAAGACTAGCTGGAGCAACAGCAACAGAAATGAGAGAGATGGAGACAGCCTATGAGAATGCTAAAAAGAATGGTGTTGGACTATGGGGTCAACCACCTGTTGTAATGCCAGACGAATGGAGAAGAAAACATGGGAACTCTAGCTAGTAAGCGACACGTCAGATACGAAACTGATAGACAAAATAACACTATCAAAGTATTTGCAGTTGATGAACAAGGCAATAAACAAGAGCTTCATTCTGCAGGAACAGCTGGCGATCTATATGACATTGCTATGAGCTATTATGCTGCTCATTTTAATGGCACATCAATGGAAACTCAGTCTGTTAAAAAGGCAAATCTGGATAAGATTGATTTGGAGTACGGAACAACTTTTAACACAGATAAATCCACATATTTCAAATCAAATGAAACATGGCGTGGCTATTCTAATTATGTAAAAGATCAACAGGGCATTGATGCTGTAGATCAGCAAACAAAATTAGGCTTCATCCCTGGTAATAATAAATGGGTTAATCCAACTAAAACAAAGCCAGATGAACCTACATTTACTCCTCCAAAAGCAACAGTTCCAGGTTCGGGCGTTGAACAACTTCGTCCACTCGGTGCAGATGATGCATTTAAATATCAAATTGATCCTCCAGAAGTCCCAGAAGAAAATGAAGTTCTGGATAAAGATGAACAGCAGGAAAAAATAAAAAGAGAGGCAGATTTAGCTAATAAAACAATTAGCTCTGTTGGTTATAGCGGTTTATACACTAAATACTATTCTTCAAGTGATTTTAAAATCTATATCGGAGATATTCTCCTTGATTATGCGGCAAGTGTCGCATTTAGCGAATCGCTGTCCTCAGTTCCGGTTTATACAATAGGTAATAGTAGATACAGTTTCTTATCGCGCGGCAATCTTTTAGTTTCTGGGTACATAAGCATTAATAAGGCAGGAAAAGATTATCTCGCTAGAACATTAGCAAACTTTAGAGATAACAAAGTGAGCTTCAAATCTTTAAGCCCTTATGAACAAATGCAATTAACAGCAGATGAGCTTAATGCATACAAAGAAAAAGAAGCTAGGTATATGGCGTCAGAAGTCTCTGCTAAGTCTGTATTGGATTTATCTGATTTAGATCCATTTACTCTTAATCTTGTTTACAATAATTCAGATGTGATTTCTAGAGGTGTACAGCAACAAATATCTATAATAGAATGTAGAGTCATAGGGTTCGAACATAATGTAGACATAGGTTCAGACGGACAATTAATAGACGGATACAAATTTATAGGTAAGGAAGTTGTACCAAGATGAGAACAGAAGAAATTGAAGGCTTAAGCGCATTGCCTCAAGACGATCTTACAAGTGAAGAAATTGAACAACTTGAGATGGCTAAAGAAAAGCAACAAGAAGAGGATAAACGAGAATATACAGATGTGGATATGCTCATTGAACTTCTTTCTGACAAAGAAGATGCACCAACTGTTTATGATATTGAAGGGTGGAAAGATGAATACGGTATTATTCAAGTTTCGACAATCCTTAATGAAGATGACATTTATCTGTGGCGTATTCTAAGGCGGCAAGAATATAAATCGCTTCTCAAAAGTGGAACATTAAATGAGCAAGCAAGAGCAGAAGAAGCAATTGTAAGAAGATGTCTTCTATATCCTAAACCAAACGAGAAGTTTATGTATAACTCTCCAGCTGGCGTTATTTCAACGTTAAAAGAGCAAATCATGTACAAATCTGGCTTCGTCCCAGATGCAGTTGCTTTATCTCAAATTAAGGTATTGTAAATATGAACACAGTAAACCTCGGAGCGGGAAATATTTTAATTCCTTTCAATAATTCAATAATTGAAATAGATGGAATCATGTATAAGGATTTAGTTGTCATAGCTAGACTTCTAAATAGCGAAGAAATAACTCGCGTTTTGAGGATTTCTGTAAAAGATGCATATGGCGCAGATGAAATGTTTGAAGATATTTTTCGTTCATGCGTTGTTAGCGTTCCGGGAATAAAAGATGGTTCAGATTTAGAAAAATCATCGGCCGGATTTATAGCTACAGTTGGCTCAGCAATATTGACCAAGTCAATGTCTCATATTGATGATCCAATAAAAACATTCAAAGAGTATACAGAAAATGTAGACATCTTAGATACCATGTCTGCTATTGTTTCAAAATATTTGTCTACTCCATATCTAGAAGTTAAAAAACTTCCAATAAACAAGTTATTCGAAATGTATGCAGTTTGCCATAAGGCATTCCCAAATGAAGTAACTGAGATTAAAGAACAAGAAGATACTATTAATAAAGATGTAGGGGTTAATACAAATGACTAGCGGCGTAACGGTAGCGATGCTATTCAACAATGGGGTCATTCCAAAAGAAGGTATTCAGCCCGGAGAAATAAGAAGCCCCTATATTAAAGAGAAGTTATACATAACAAGTTCATCTCCTAATGAAGTCAAGTCAGATGAAGAAGCCAAAAAGATAATAGGCTCTATCACAAAATATGGACTATCTGCTGGGGCAATGTATCTTATTAAACGTGCACTTGAAAATCAAAAAATACAAAAACGAGTTAGGGAATACTCTAACTTTGGATACTTAGCAGAGTCTGTTTCTGGAACAAAAGATGATGCTTTAAGAATCTTTGGCGGCGGGAGAGTTACCTTGACCAACTTGCTAATGAACACAGCAAGAATGGCTGAGGAGCTCTCCCCTTTTCACATTTTAAGAACATTCCAGGTTTCACATATCCTTCAGCCATTTGCAACGAGAGACAGTGAACACTTCTTTGATTCTGATGCGCTAGCTGCGCAGAAAAATTATTTCAGAGAAATGTTCAAAATGCATGGCGAAAGAGAATTGACAACTTCAGATTTCGCAAATGGAATCACTTACCGCTCTGGCCAAATGTTAGACTCAGAAGGCAATGTTATTCTTAAAGATGCGAGATTGGTTGCATCTGAATTCACAGGGATAAATAGGCTCCATGACGAATCATCTGCTTATAATCGAATCCTATCTAGATTTGTCGCAAGAGCAGGTGTATCTAAAAATGCAGAACAAGAAGTTTTTAATTTAGGTAAGAATGTAGCGGAAGGAGCGCCACCTTTAACATTTATAGCCTCAAGTGGAAATGAGTCTTCAGAATTTAAATGGGCTAAAACAGTTGTTGGCCAGGCTGTTGCGCAAGGCTTTAATACAGTAAATGAACCAGTCGCTTTCGTAGAAGAAATGACAGGGACCTTGATTAATAAAGAAAATAAGGTTTTTCAATTTCTTAAAAAGTATGGAAAGATAAATCCTAATGCACATCAAAATGCGGGAATAGGAGAGCTTGCACTCGGATATATAAAACATGGTTCAGTAAAATTAGGAGCATTAGGCCTAGGATATTATGTCTTAGATAATGCATCAAAAGTATTTGGCTCAGATGGAAGCGGATACGATAAAGGTGTTTTAGAAGGCTTATCTGCAAGCGCAGTAAATGCAAAAATCAAATATAATGAAGTTGTATCTGATAATTTTAAAGAGTATATTGCGGAGCAGGAATATATGGCTCCAGGTTCAACTAGTTTACTAAGACTAGCTGGGTTTCCGTTGGCAGGGGCTATGGCCGCCGGCACGTATGCCTATGCAGAAAGAGCTCTCCCTTCATTTCTAAGCGGAACATATAAAGAAGGGGTAAGAAATGCTGTACAGCAGTCTAATGTAGTATCCGGCGCCGTATCTGATGCAGTAGATCATACTATCCTAAATTCTTCTATTGGTAGAGTTACAAGAACAAAACAATTCGCAATGAGAGGTGCATTAGTAGGTGCACTATTAACTTTACCATTTCTTCCTGGCGCATTAATGGGTGAATCATCTGATGATGCAAAAGCTGAATACTATGAGGGCGAAGATGTAGCAATCAAACGTAACAGAATGTGGTTCAGCGGAAGTGGAGATATTGATGGCGAGGGAGTAAAATACTTTACCAAAAACTGGTTCAATAGACTGCAAGCTGGCAATAGAGACAAAATTCTATATGGAGACGGAGATACAAAAGAATCTCTAAACCCGTTCTTACATCCATTTGATTATCTTAGAAATCCATACAGATTTGAAGAAATGCACAAACATGATATGCCATATCCTGTATGGGGCATGGATGTATCGGTTGGAGGCTGGGCTGGCAAAATATTTGAGAAAACAATCGGACAGGTAATCAAGCCGGATATCATTAATCCGGAAATGTATAAAATCTCTGGCAATAATATTGAACAGGGACAAGAATACGATCCGAATAGTATTCCAGAATCAGGTGATCTAGGCCTATATCACAGCGGAGATATACAGGCAGGAAATTATTTCCAGATAGCTGGTCAGTATACATCTAAGTTTAAATCTCTTATTGATGACAATTTAGCAACTGGAAAAGTTAATCCAAGATATGATCCAGTAAGCGAAGGATTCAATTATACATTCAATGCAGCGCAAGACTTTATCGGTCTTAAAGGCTGGGCAATGTCCGGAATAACATCTAGCTTAGGAGTAGGAGACACTAATCACTCTAATCAAATAGCTAGATCAGGTGAAGCTACAAACTTTGCAAGAGAATTTCAGTCATGGAATCTTGGCGGCTTATTTGGAGGTGCTGACGTATTACGCCGTATTGTACCAATGTCAACTGAAGTTACCTATAATAGGGTGAACCCATTAAGTAACCAAGTTTCAACAACATGGCTTCCAAATGGCGATTCAAATTATACAGATTTCTCAAAAGGCGCATTCTGGGATAAAGTAGAGAATGGTTACGACAGACTCCCCGGCGCTGGGTATGAAACATATAATCCATCTCTAAAAGGTGTTAATCCGGAAGATTATCCAGACATCAATAAATTTGAAATACTTTCAGACGTTGCATACGGCAGCAAAGAATATTTCGCAATGAATAAAAAGATGTCTGACCTTTATCAGTCTGGGGAAATGGAAGAACAAGATCGCGCCAAGTTCGATGAAATTTATATTCAAAACCAAGAGCGATCTAGACAGAAGGTCTTCCATGAATACAAGACAGATGACGATGTAGAAGGTATTTCTCTATGGGGCAGAGCATTGGGGACAATGTGGGAAACCACAACACACAATGCAGAATTGCCAACAGAAAGATTATCTTTCTTCAGGCCAGCGGGCAAGTTATTACATCAAAGAACAGCTGTTGAAGATTATCAACATACGCAATTATCTGGCAGTGATACTGCACTATGGAATAGACCATATGACCATTTTATTCGCCCATTCTTTTCAGATGTAAATAAATACTTTGATCCAGATTCTATTCCTGATCACGTTCAAGAAAAAAGAAATGTAGACAACTATTTCGATGCACTTGAATATTACAAGCAGATGAAACTGTATCGAGAGAATTATTACACAAATACCGGTCTAGCAAATCAGGCAAGAAGAAACGCCGGCAGAACTCTATATGGCGCAGTAGCAAGCGGATTAGATTCCCAACAGGATGTAGAGGCCGCATATTCAGCATTATCAGATAACGAAAGAGCATATTTCTCATCATTTGTAAACGCCAAAGGAGATGATCGCACTAGAATATCTGCAATGGTTGATGGAGCAAATGAGTCCCAAATGTACAAAATGCTTTGGGAAAGAAAAGATGCACTTGAGAATGGTGAGAATATTCATGCGCTACTAGAACAAGAAGAATCAGATTTAATAAAATCTCACGCCGCAGCTTATAAAGGATACCAATCTAGTGGAGATTCTCGTATTGGTATATCATTTAGAGAATACCTTCAAGAGAAAAGAGCAGAAGAAGTAATATCTGAAGCAACAGGAATCCCGGATGAAAATTTTGTAGGCTGGGATCCAAGAATTGAGGTCAACGATATTAAGCTAAGAACTCTTCAAGTTTCTAAAGCAGATGTAAAAGAATACGGATATTGGAAACAGGATGAACAGGCTCTATCTCAAAACCTAGCAGTTCTAAAAGAAACGCAGGTTACAACAAAACTCAAATCCATAAGTAGCATAAGTGCAAGAAGAGATTTTAATAATTATTTGGCAATAAAAGATACGCTCCATCAACAAGGTATTAGAACAAAAGATGTTATTTTTTCTAACACAGGCTTTGGAGATACAGACATAAATATAGGTTAAGACAATGGCAGAAATTAAAAATCCAAGACTAATGCTTGCCGGCGCAGCATTAGGAGCTTACACACAGGATCCAGAAAATCATCCAATTATGGGATTAGCGGGCGTTGGTATTGGTGCCTATGTCGGGGCTAACCTACAAATAGTTAGAGAAATTCCAAAAGCTAAAAACAGGGTTGATAGACTCGGTGCAGGTGTATTGGATTACATAAATGTAAATCCAGAAGAATTTAACGCTACAAAACATGCGACAGTAAAAGAGTCTGAGATGGAAAGATTTATTCGTAATAGAGTAAGAGATTCCTCTCGGGCTAATACAGCCATGAGAAGACATATCAATGACAGAATTAAGGCGTCAATGCAAAATTCTGGAATTGATACATCTATGTTTAAAAAATCGTTTATAAATGAAATGATGAATTCTTTTGATGGTGAAAAATTCACAACTGGTTTTGACAAGTTTCTCAGAAATAAATCTTCTCTTGGTAAAAATGTAGACTCAACCCTTTTCTCAGAAAGACTTGCTGGCATAGAAAAACAGGCTTCAGGTATTATCAAAGGTGCGCAACAAAGATATGTAGAAATGCAGGCATCATATAGAAAAGCTGTGGATGTAAATTTTGCAGCCTTAACTGGCAATTCTTTGTCTGATGTGTTCACAGAGGATCAAATCAAATTCCTGCTGAACGGTAAAAGTGCAGTTGAAAATCCACAAGAAGTTATCAAATCAATTGAGAGCGCAAAGATAGAAAAAGATTATATCCACGCGCTTAAATCTTCTACAGATCCAGAGAATATCGCTATTGATGAAAAAGGTATATTTTCAGCTGACATAAAATCAATAGACAGAACAAATATCAAAAGTGTAGAAAGTCTACAAAGAGGGACTCTAAATTTAACTGAATCTGCATCTAAAAATGACAAGATAGATTCTATTAAAAAATACCTAGTTCAGTCTCTTGGTAATACAGAGGGCGAAGCAGAAAGAATTGCTACAAATCTTGTAGAGTTTAATCCAAATGCATCTTTTAGTATCTCGGATAACAATCTGCAAATTAAAAGACCAGGAGAAAAAGCTGTATCAATGTCGCTAATGGAAAGAAAGAATGGCAGAGCAATAGAGCGTATTGGTGGTAATACATATAATCCAATTATGTTTAATCCATTCGGCAATGCAAATGGAAATGCTAAATTGCCTAATGGACAAAGAGTAGCTGCATGGCATTTTGGAATGGGAGATTCGGCACAAGTGTCCGGAATCATTGGAGATAGTCATAAATTAACTGGATATACAGCAGCAGAGGCGGCGTCTCTTCATTCTGCTATTACAGGAATTCCATTAAGTGAAGCATACGATATATATAATAAAAGAGAATTTATTGGCGCATCAAGTGTAGTAGATGATTTAGGAATTCTTCCAAGAAATTCTCAAATTGATTTCTCAAATTCCATGACATTTAGCAAAGGTGGAATAGCAAAAGGATACACTGATAGTTTAACATCTTCTGGATACAAAAAGATAATCGAAGATGTTGATATGGCTGCTAGAAAAGCTGGTATACCATCTCCTGCATTAGCTAAAATTCGTTCTCAAAATACAGGTATAAATGACACTAGCACTATGAATTCTGTAGCAGCTGGGGTTTCGCCACATCCAGAGCGTTCAAGCGGCAATTTAAGCAGAACAAATGTTGCAACAGTATCGGACTTAGAGATCCCCTTTATGGCAACTTCGGAACAATTAGATGCGAGCCTAAATCAAAAACTAAGATCAGAATGGGTTAACGCGACTGAGGCAATGGCAAAAGATGGTAGAGGTGTAAACCTTAGAGGTTCAATTCCAGTAACACTTGGTACATCTGCAGGAAGAAATTCTTTGGGATCATTGGTTCATGGCATTACTGTGTCAGATGGTCAATCTGCTACATCATTAAAAGGTGTAAATGTAAATTTCCCATTATCAATAAATCTCGGAGAAGGAGACATTAAAGGCAATAAACGCCAAAGAGAAATTATAGAGTCACTTATAAATGGTGGTGGACCAGTAGAAGTTTCTCATAATGATATTGTTGGCTTCTCTGGGGGCAAACCAAATCAGGTTCCAAGATATGCAAATAAAATGGTTTTAACAGGCATAGAAGAAAACGAAGGCAATGTTAGACTATTGGGCTATGGTGTAAACTCTATAGACGATCATAATGCCGTAGGTATGAAGGGATTTGGAGATATCAAATCTAATATGGTTTTTCAAGATGAAAGAACAAGAAAAGCTGCTAAGATATTAGACGAGATGGAAAAACTTGGAGTCCTAACAAATAATAATGGCGCAATTGAATTTGGTGATGATACAAATCTCTCTAAAGAAGGAAAAAGATTTAAAAAACTTCTTCAAGAATTTAAATCTAGTAGAGAATCCAATAAAGAGTATTTAAAACAATACGGCGTGGATAATTATAAAAAGCTAACGTTGGACATGGTAGATCAATTAGAAAATGATCTAACTAAACCAGTATATAAAAGAACTACTCTTACTCGCGCATTATCTTCTATTGGTTTAGATAAAAATCTTCCAGATGTAGTATTGAGACAGCAAGATTCAAAAACAGTTGCCGCATTAGAGCAACTATATGAACCAATAAAAGAGTTAAATAGCTCAAAAAATATATCAGAGCAAACTATTAATAGAGCTCAACAAAGTATGACAAATACTTTAGACCTATTAATCAATAATGCCGATGACGGGAAAGTAAAAGAATCTCTGCTTAATATAAGAGAACAGGTTAAAGTCGCTCATGAGTCACATTCTCCAGTGGATGTACTAAAAGATATATCTTCTCAAGCAAGGGGAACGCTAATAGCAGAGAGGGCAATTAACGATGGTAAAAGTTCAAATATAGCTTTATCAACAATGTTGAACAATCTGTCAGAGTACAATAAAAAACTCAAATACGGAGTTCAAGAAGAATTTCTATTTCATCATGGAGATGGAAACACGTCTAAGATTCTTCTCGGTACAGATTCTTTTGGAAACAGAGTCAGATCAGAAGATGTAATAACTCAATACCTAGAGCACAATACTGAACGTATGAAAAAAGCCGCAAATGGTGTTACTAAATTAGGCGGAATAACATCCAGCGGATTTTATGAGGCTGTACAAAACGACTTTACACAATTGTATAGAAAATTAGATTCTAAAGGCATGGCTCCAAAGATTTGGGGATTAGTCACATTCCAATCTGGCAATGAGGCAATAACAGGCGCAAATGCATCTAAGGGGACTATCTCTTGGATGGCACAAGATGCAATATCTATGAATGGCATGTCAAAAGAATATATATCATCAATGACATCTTCAAATAATGATGCTATATATGCATTCAAATCTAGGCTGGCACAAAGATATGAGGCTCAAGGCATAAATCAGGCATTCAGTAATGATGTTGATGTTGCAAAAGGTCAAATAAACAAACTTTTCAATCCAGATACGGCGCGAAAAGAGTATGTCGAAAAATATTTAACAAATGCCAAAGTTGATAATGGGGTGATGACAATCTCTCTAGACAACGAGGCGTTAAAAAATCTTAAAGGCAACTATTCTAAATTCAAATCTTTATCTATTGAATTACTGGATACAGACCTAAGTGGTTCTGTAACTATGGAAGATGGCAGACCAGTAAATAGACAAATAGATAAATTAAAAAGAAATGTATTAATTTCTCAATTGGATTTACAACAGGCCAGAAAAAGTGGTCATCAAGAAACAATCAGATTGGCAGAAGAAGCATATCGTGATTCATTTAAAAAATGGGCAGATATGGAAATCCAAACAGATAAGAATGTTGTCAAAGAAGCAATTAAGCGGGAGTTCAATCAAGGTGCAACTGTCACAGCTGTTGAAACAACTGGTTATGAAGAAGCAATCAGAATCAGAGATTCTAAAGCTAATAAGAACGCTGTATTCATAAATGATGAAACATACAGAGCTTTAGGATTTAATAATGGAGACTACTCTCTAATAGATGAAGGCAACGGGATTCAAAAGATTGTATTTAGGCATGACAAATCTAAGGCAGCAGTAGGCTTTTCTGTTCGTGAACCTGCATCTGGTCCATTATCATCTATGGCCGGCGAGTTTTATTTGAACACTCAAAGAAATAGAAATGGACTCATTCTCGGCATTGGTACAAAACAATTAGCTGCACAATCTGGTGACTATGATGGCGATAAATTGGTATTAGGAATCCTCAAAAAGAATGCTCAAAAATTTGATGAGATTCATAAAGAAATTTCCAATATAGGATCAATGCAGACAGAAGTCTTTAACAAATATGGAGAATTCGTCGAGGGAATTAACTTAAAAATGGCCGAGGCATCAAAAGAAGCTAAAGCAGTCAATATAGCTCCGTCTATGAAAAATATACCAGAAGATATGCCAGCCGCTCTAGTAGAAAAGATTGCAAAAGGTTCAAGAAGAGATTTCGACGCTCCAGCGATTACATCATTGCAACAACTGATAACAAACTCATTGGTTGCAGAACATGAAAGAAATGTTGTCACATTAATGTCAAATGAGAAAATGGATGCAATAGCAAAAGCTGGAGCAATAAAGAATTCTCAAATGGAAATGATGTTGGCGTTTGAGGCATCAAGATCTATTCAAGAGGATACACTTAAATCTGTTCGTAAATCTTCTACTGGTGCAGCAGTCCATGATACTTTATTAGACTTAACATCCAGAATTAAAGAAGGCTGGGGTAAAAATCCTGATGCAGACTTCACAGAGCTTGGGAATACAATAAAAGATTTTATGCACGAAATGTATGGAAAGCACTTCACATCTGATGAAGGAAAACAACTCCTAGATAGAGTGTCAGAAACAATTAAAACTGCGATTGTAAATCATGGCCCGGGGATAAATGCAAATCCTGCAAATATGGTAGGTGACTTATACACCGCCTCTGATAAATTAACAGCCGGCGCAGTAAGATTATCTGGCATATCTGACAAGGCACTTGAAAGCATTCAAGCTGGATCAGAACAATTGCAAAGAGCACTGGAATCAAATATAATTTCAGAAACAGACGATGGCTTGAAATCAATAGTTTCAACACTCAAAAAGAATAAACATTCTTTAATTCTCGGCGCGGCAGGACTTGGAGCATTAGCCTTTATTGGTGGGGCAGAATCTCCGAATATGTCTTCTCCAATGTACAATTCTCCAGTAGCAAGAACAAATCCAACACTACCTCCATTAACAAGCGAATCAGCATATATTCAAAAATGGGGAGCAGATGGTCAGTCTGTTACTATCAATGGTCAACAAATCAATAACTATTCAGAATCTAGAATCAAGCAAAATATGCGATCAATGTTCCAAGGTGATACAAATAGTCGTAACACTGTAAGGTTTGATAATAGAAACTATTAATAAGGCAAATAATAAAATGGCAAGATTTACATTTAGTATCAATGGACGACTAGACTTAGAGCCAGTTTCATTTGATAAGGTAGATAAATTTTACTCATCACAAGAGGAGTTCCTAAGGGACTCCTCAGTTTTGGTGTCTACATCAAGATATAGCGAAATGCTAAGCCTTGTAACATTTCAATTCGATGTATCAAAAGAGGATGATGTAGAAAAATTATCACAGCTAATCTCTATGTGTAGAGCTTGTCCATATGTCTTTATTAAGTCTGATGCAATAGAAGAGAATCATTTATCCGATTTAAATCTAGCCATTGGATCTGGATACTTCATGTATGCTATTCGTGAATACGAAGCAGAGATGAATTCATCTGACCAAGGACAAGGTGTTGTAACATTCTCTATGCGTCTCCAAATGGTGAACTGGAGACCATTAGCTAAATCTATTAAATTCATTTCTTTATATGGAGATAAGAAAACAATCTCTCCAGAAGTAGGAAGTGTTAGAGATGTTGCATTAGCCGGCGATGTTAAAAGTGCAGAAGAAGGCGGCGGATTAACCGAATATACTGATAATCCAGAAGACTCAAATGTTCTAGATGCAATGATAGAATATTATTTTTCTGATGTTAATAAACATTCCGGCGGCCTATTAAATAAAGGCAATGACAGAAGTTACGATTTTAGCATTGGTTCCCCAAAAATTTATTCATCAGAAGAAATTGCAAAAGTTGATAAAACAAAATTCTTATGGGGACAAGTTAGATCATTCCGTGTATTGAAAACAGTAGAGACTTCCAATACAGGAAATATTGATATTTCTGCGCCAAGAGATTCTGGAAAAACAAAAAACAGAAACACCTCCGAAATAACCGGAAAAGATGTTGGCGATAAACAAAGATTTGATGAAGACGGAAGAATCTATATCGGATGGTTAAGAAAACGAATCGCAGGCACATCTACGTCGGAAACTAATACAGCTATTCAATCTATTAGAGTAAGAAGACGTAACAGATTTGCAAATCAGACAGTTCAAGGGTATGTTTACCCATTCTGTCAGTATCTAGGACATTCTCCAACAGAATTATTGATTACAACAATAAGTAATCATGAAAAAGGAATGTCAAGCTCTGCAATCATGGCGGCAGTAGCAGAAACACAAGCTGCTATTGATTGGATTCGTCATAATAACCCATCTTTAAAGGGCCTTGATGTAATGGCTGTTGAAAGCCCGCTTGTTAATGCAATGGGATTGTCATATGTAACACTTGATTCTAGCCATTCATCAACAGCAGGCGAGGCAAATAATGTTCTTGTTCACAATCACACATTTATTGAGTCAGATTCATATCAGGCAATAGAAAATGGTAAATATTCTTTAGCTTCCAAAGTAGATGCATGGAACGACTATGTAAACCAGGGCACAAGACTTCTTGAGTTTATTAAATTAAAAATTGAAAAAGATAAAACAGGTGCAGTTGACACTGGATTAGATTCGGTTATACAGAGAATCAATGAAGAAATCCTCGCCGCAACTACCGAAATGATTGACAGGGACCGCGCGAATGATTTAGAAAAATCAAAAGGAATGACCGTTCATCCTGATTCCCTATTGGCCCCAATGGTAAACCATGAATCATGGAAGAAAGCAACACCAGCAGAGAAAGTTCAAAGGATAGTCGGACTATATGTAAGTCTTCAAAGTCAAAAATCCGCAACAGGCTCAGAAGAAAGAGTTAAAGGTGAAGCATTGAGGAGATTAGAAGGCGCAGTTAAAAGAGCTTATAGAAAAGCCTTGACAGGCGGCTTAGATACCCCAGAGGTGATTAAAGCACTGAGTGAAGATATTCAAAAACAAGAACAGTGGATAGCGGAAAATGGTGGATCTCAAACAAGAATGTATGGAGAGGGTTTACCAGATTTCAATTATGGAGAAGTTCTAAGAAGTATTGCTCAAACAAAAGAATATCCTGCATGGCAATCACTTCCAGCGCTTCCATTTGTGTACGATGTAAATATCATATCTGGAGAAAAACTCTTAGCCACATGGCAAGAGATGCTTCCACAAATAAATGAACTCTTAGCCGATACACAGGCTTTAATAGCTCCAGGAATGGCAGAGTTTACAAATGTAACAGACTTATCAGGAGAACTTCCAACAACAGGTGCAACAAGGGTTGTTCAAAACCCAGATGGATCAGTTACAGATGTTAAACGCAACAATGAGGGCGTTAAAGTTAATTATAATGGAGACTTTAGTGGCAAATCAGAAGTTGACTCTGCCTTATCAGCACAACCTGGGAAATGGTTAACAATAGGGCAGGTAGTTAGATACGAAAGAGTCTCATGTTATTTTAGAGAAATAAGAAGAGTTGGCAGTAGTCCACATCTAGGTGTGGATTTAGCATGCCCAATTGGTACACCAGTTTATGCACCGGCAGATGGTACAGTTTTAAGAGCTGGTATGGCTGGTGGGTACGGAAACCTTATGGAGTTATCTCATGAAGGAGGTATTGTAACCAGATATGGACACAATTCCAGACTGCTGGCTAGTAGGGGTCAAAGAGTCTCAAAAGGACAAAAAATAGCAATAAGTGGAAATACTGGGCATTCAACTGGACCACATGTTCATTATGAAATAAGAAAAAATGGCGGGGTTATAAGTCCATTTGGATTTCATAATCAAATGGGAGCATACAGCGGTGCAGGCACAAAAGGTAGTAGAAGAGTAGACTCAAAAGGGCCATCAGGCGTTCCGGTTGCAACTAAACAAAATGATACAAAAGCAGTATCAGACAAAGTGCAAGATGATATGCAAAAACTTCGCAACCAAGCTAAGGCTACAAATGCTAAAGCTGGTTTAGGAGCAATTAGTAAAGACCATATGGATATGCAAAGAATTATTGCTGAAGAAGCCACTAAACTTGGTTTCGATCCAAATCTTGCATTAGCAATGGCATGGCATGAATCTAAATTCAGTCCAAAAGCGTGGAATCCAGACACAAAAGCTGCTGGACTTATGCAGATCGTCAGAAAATTCCATAATGACTATGGAGTTAATGATACAACTGTTTGGGATCCGAGAACTAATGTTCGGCAAGCATTAAAAATGCGACAACAAGATATCAACTCATTTAAGAAAAGATATCACAGAGAACCAACTCCTGGCGAAGTATATATGATGCACCAACAGGGTCTTGGTGGTTTCTACAAAATGTATGACAATAGAAATAGGCGAGCAGTTGATGTACTTGGTCAAGCAAAAGTGTTTAAGAATGGCGGCAATGCATCTATGACTGTTGAGCAGTTCATGAGATTGCACACTAGAGAAATTGACCAGAACTATTCTAAAGCAGCTGGTGGACAAGTTGGCATAGGTGTTTTAAATACTGGTGACCTCGACATACAGGGTGATAAGGTTGCCGCGCCAAGAAGTTCTGAACCAGTAGATATCGCTATTGATCCAATTCCTTGGACAGAAGAAATCCAGGCAGAATCAAGATTGGAAACTCTTTCTAAAGATTTCAGAACTGGACTTGATAAACTTCTGCCAACATATAAAGTTTACATGGTTCACGGCAACAATGAAAATAGCCTTATTAAGCTTATTAACTTCCGCACAAATGCAAGTTACTATGAAATACCTGCAGTACGTAACATCAAAGTTGAGATGGCAAATCAGGATAATCCTGTAGCAGTTGCATCATTTGAAGTAATGAATCCATTAAACACTTCATCAGATCCAAGAGAGGTTAGAAGCTTAAAAAACTCTGCCGTAGATTTATCTTCATTGGAGAGTGAAGAGGCACAAATTATCACTTTAGACATGTTGAGAATCAAGGCTGGTAATAAAATTCAAATCAGAATGGGTTATGGTAATGATCCAAATCTATTGCCTATTGTATTCAACGGCATGATCACGGAGACCAATACAGGCGAGGTATTACAAGTTGTTGCGGAGGGGTACGGAAGAGAGCTTCAAAACGAATTATTGTTCTTAGGAGATATTCTTCCTACATTCAATTCATCTGCGAATGATGATTTATATATCTCAGCAGCTGTTGCCAAGGTTCTTAAGTATGCAAATATTCAACACTTTGGCAGGGGTCCAAGATGGTTTGAAGATGCAGATGAAGCTGAAGCAGAAGGTGCGAATGTTAATGTAAACGTTGCTCAACAAGAGATGGATAAAAATCACGCTTGGGCTACAGCATGGAACACAAAAACAGATGAATACTTCTTCACTAGTTTTGGCGGGCAAACAGACGTGCTTGAAAACACATGGATTATGAATGTGGATATGGCAGATAGATTCTTTATTACTAAATGGCATGATATTTTCCCATTTGGACTTAGAGATTATTTTCCTGACTTCCACGTTCAAAATAAAACTGTTTGGGATGTAATAACTACCGGCCGCCGGATATTTCCTTCTTCTATCGCACTGGTTAAAAATCTTGACGGAAGATCAACCACATTTACAGGTATTAAAGAGCAGATGATGATCAAAGGTGAGAAACCTCAAAGTTTAGCATCTCAAATTAGACAAAGTATCTCTAAGGACAATAAGCCAATATTAACTGGTAACGGCGAAGAGGAATTATTTGCACCACAAGACACAACAATGTCAGGAGTTAAAAAGGTTGTACAGGCCAGAAATGGATCCAGAGAAGAGCAACTAAGGGCAGAACAATCAGCAGTTGATTTAGCTCATGTAACACATGCTGCACAACAGAAAAAAGAAGTTGACATGGGGATGTATGGTCCAGCCACTAATTTCCATATTCTTAGCGATTCATATAATATCTTATCTAATCAGTTAAGATTAAATCAGAACTGTATCACAGGCGCAGCAGTTGAATATGGTAGCGAACCAGGAGACTTTGGACTTGGTAAAAATGACCAATTCAGCATGAACTCCAATGGCGGCTTATATCCAGCGTATGTTAAGAAAAACTTCATATCAGATTCTTCAATATCTTCACAAGGCATGGCAGTAAAAACTGCACAAGGGTATCTACTCGAAGAACTTGAAAAAATGTATGACGGACAAATTATTATAACTGGCAATCCAAATATCCAACCTGGAGATTATGCTTATGTGGTAGATGACCTAAGAGTTATGAAGGGCGTAATCAAATGTAGAGAAGTTCAGCACGTTTATAATGAATGGGATGGCTACATAACAATAATCACACCGGGCATGTTTGTTGAACCAGCAACACATTTATATTCTAACCTCTACATGAAGTTCGGCATCTACATGTCATTTGTGGCTAGAGCATTCTCTGAATTCAAAGAAGCACAAGTTGGATCATCTCATGCCGCATATGTCTATAATCAGGCAGATATTTCTCCGACTCCAGGCGCATCATGGGAAAATACTTTATCATTTGGCGGGAATGCTGCTGTAACTGGTTTAAGCGGATACCTAACATATAAAGGTGCACAGGCTGGATTAAGATGGATCGGCGGTAAGGTAACTCAATCAGCATTGCTAAGTGGATGGACATCAAGAATTGTAGGTTTAGCATCTAGATTCAGTTCCTCTATTGGTACAGGATTCCTAAGATTTTTCCCAAGAACAAGCGCATTAATACAGCAAACAATAACAATGGGAGCAAGACTCTTTGGCGGAGGATTGCTATCAGGTGGATTTGTGGTTGTTACAGTGTATGCAGTGATTATTATTCTTGTAGCATTAGCTATATTCGGCTTCTTTAAAAATCTGTATGAATCATATACAGTAAAAAGAGAAATGAGACATAGATCTCTGTTAAAAATGCCATTAACAGTATTTGAACAAGAATACACGGCAGGTCTATTTGGATGGAATAATGACAAATCTGCATTAGAGTTACAATGGGAAAATATTAAAAGAACTGCATCCAATATCAGCGATATCTGGAATGCTGGAAAAGGCGAAGATGCACATAGATTTAGAATCATAACAAAACTAGCAATGGATGAATGACAATGTTAACACCTAAAAAGCCTACATTGGTTGACCAAACAATTAATAACGCAGGTATTAAATATACTGACCAGGGCAAGATTGAGTCAGTATCAATACAGGGTACACAAATATTTGTCGTTGTTAGACTTGTTGGTAAAAATCTACCAGATATGATGGGTAACACAGTTAGTTGTGGGAGGCACTTAGTGGGCCTCCCCACTCACGCTCCTGAACATACAGCTACGATGGCAGAAGTTTTAATTCCTTTAAATATGAACTCTTCAACTCAAGTTGTTGATCCGAAAACACTTATAGGTTCTCGTGTTCAAGTGTTTTTTAAGTCTTCAGGATTTCCAGAGGGATGCACATTGCTTTCTAATCCAGATGCAAGATCTGTGTCAAGAGAAGAGTTGTTCAATTTGCGATTTGAAAGTAAAGATGGTATAATAGACCAGTTTACAGAAAAGAAAATTCAATTAACTGACAGTCAAAAAGCTGAGCTAATATCAATCCTTAAAAAAGAAAAATACGACCAAACATTTCATAAGGGCGCAGTTGGTGTATACGGGAACAGTCAAAATATGTTTGTATCTAATCCAATGCATCAATCAACTTTTGTTGACTTCCAGCAAAAAGCAGATGAAAAAACAGTCATCAATGATGTCAAAAAAGAGGTCAGAAAAAAGGATTGTTATATGCCAGCAACAGTATTTACAGGAAAATCATAAATGATAATTAGGCCATCTCCAACAAGTACAACAGTGGTAGATATAAGAGAAGATGTCGCAACAATGTCTGCAGGCTCTATGTCTGTATCTACACACAAAGACTATGGGTCATTTATTAATGGTCCATTATCAATCTCTTCTCCTCCAACATCTATCACTATTGGTGGATTCTACAAATTTAATCCAGTAGCCTTATCTGGTATGCCATCTACAATCATCACTCCAGTTCCAACATTTGAAGTAACAGTCCCAGTTAAAAATATTGCAACACAAAATATTATTAATGGGATCGTTACAAGCACTATAACAGGGCTGTTTTAATATGCTAATAGATACAATAACAAGAGATATCTCTCAAGATAAATATGGCGATCTAATTTTTAATGGATCTGACATAGTTACGTCTTACAATAAAGATGAAATAGCAAAAATGAACACAGCCCACAGAGTGTTTTCAGCAAATGGGGATCTGTTTAAATATAAACTATACGGCGCGAATCTTATAAATTATATTGGGAAACAATTGACAGACGAGACCATAGATGAAATGGCAAGATCTATAAGACAATCATTGACATCGGATTTATTCTTATCTGCATATGAAATAATGATTGTTCCAGTAAAAAATGGAGTAGACTCTGTATACTTTAAAATATCAGTTGGGACATCTGAAGGATTCACAAGAGAAAAAGTTCAAGAAATCAATATAGAATTTACAACTACAGGCGGAGTTAGATATGTATAGTGAAATATCAAATCCCGAATTATTTAAGAACCAAGTCTTAACTGAACTTGGAAAAAGTACAGGGCTAAATAATACATCTAGATCCTCTGTATTGACCCAATTAGTAGATGCAGTATCAGAATCAATGGTAAATGTATCTAAATATAATGCGTCCTTAATTAATTCCACTTTTACAGAATTAGCGTCTGGAGATTTATTAACAGATAATGCATATGAATTTGGCGTATTAAGAAACGTTTATTCTGATCTATATGTAAAGGCAGAAGATCAAATTGTAGTCTTATCAACTGATGATGGTAATACATTTCCAAAATTCTCTCACGGCAAACTTGCTATTCCAAAAGGGAAAAGATATACAATAGGAAATACAACGATTGAGGTTCTAACAGACGTATACTTACAATCTGACTTATATGAGATTCCTTTGTCTATAAGGGTAATATCCTCGTCTACAGCAGATATTAAAAACGGCGCCGCAATAGATATAACCGACAAGAAAAATATCAATACATTTGGTCTTAAAATAAAATTTAAGGAACCAGTATATAACCAGTTAACAGAGGAAGATGACAATTCTCTTCGCTCAAGAACTATGTCAGCCAAAATGAAAGTCCATGGTTCAAGTATAGACTCTATTACGGGTATTGTTCAATATACTCCACTTGTTAAAGCATTCTTTATTGACGAAGACCAATCTAGCGGCGTTGTAAGAGTTTATATTGCCACAGATAAAACATTAAAAGGCGAGGAAGATAGTTCATTCCCGCATATCAGATCTAAACTCTTAAATACATTTGATGCGATTGGTTCAGCAGAACAGTCATTTCAAATTCTTCAGCCACAAATCTTAAAAGTTTATCCTACATTTACTTATTCAAATACGACAGAGGTAATGGCATTAGGAGCTATTAACCAGTCATTCTATTCTACATATACACCTTTCTCAAAAATAATAGACATAGATGCAATTAAAACAGAATTAACGTCATATGGCTTAAATGTAAAAATTGATGCACTAAGTTTAAAATCCGAAACATATGGAACATCAGAATCTGCTAGTAGCGGAGTAATTGAAATCCCAGATGGATATGTGATTTACTTCTCAGCAGCAGACGCACTAGGGATAGAAGAATGAAGCAGAATTTATCTACAAATATAATAACAAGATATTTTGCCAAATGGTCAACTCCATATAAAAGCAGATATTCAAATATGGCAAGAGTAATCTTGCCTTTTTCTTCTATTGTAAATTCATCTATGGAGAAAGCCATTAATACTATGGCTATGCGATACAGAAAAACAAAGCTAGAGGTAACTGACGAACTTCATATTCTTGATGTATATGGAGAGCACAAAGAAATAAAGACTGAAGGGTCAAGAATAGAATATAAAGACGGAACATATAGAACTGTCGGTTCTCGCATTCTTGAAAATGTTGGGCATTATTTGTATTCAGATTATTCTCAATTTCCTTCTGATGGCGTCATTCTGACAGAATCAGATATAGACTGGATAGAGGATGCATATGATTTGATTATAAGCGCAGGCCAGACAAAGATTAATCATAGGTTTGTAAAAGAAAACAGATTGTATATTAAATTGCCGCAGACATATGATGAAAGTTTTACAGTTACTATTTTGGGATACGATAAAGATTTCAAATATATAACTGAGCATATACATATAAGATATGAGGGCGTATATGAGACATTCAAAAAATTTATATACATTGATTCAGTTTCATCACCGGTAGAAATTATATTAACCAACTATGTTAACTGCTCTATTGATCACTTTGTCTACCCTAAGCATATCCCATTAAAAAGAATAACAAATACAGAGGGAGAATTTATATTTCCATACATAACAAAAGATGAATCATCTGTTTATATGTATGATATGTCCGGCACAACATTTGATCCGTTAATGCAGATTGACTTGGATAATAAGCCTAAGTATTTATTTGTATCAAACAATTCCGATGTGTTCTCAGTAGATGCTAATAACTGGTTAACAATATCTAAGCCAACTTATAATTTAACAACAGAAACAGAATCAAATGGGTCTGCAAATAACAACCACTTCATATTCTTAGAGGATGAGGAAAATAGAATTGGTACAACAATAAGATGCACAGTTATGGCTCATGATCTTGCAAGAAGATCATCTTCTCCCAATATTAGAATCTCAGTTAAAAATAACGGCTTCACATACTATGTAAATAGATATGGTCAACTTGTAGAAGATAATAACACTTGGATCAATACACTTAATTCAGAGAGTATTATAACTATCCCAGTTATATGTGATAATAAGCTTCCATATATCTTCTCGGTAAGAAATGAAGATGGGGAACTATATCAGGCAATATCTGCACAAGGAATATCTCAATCATCTATGGTTCTGCCAAAAGTTAAAACAATGCATCTTTATGATTCTGAGTTATACGTTAATTATGAAGGAAAGGTCTTTAAGGTTAAACCAGTAAGACATGTTTATTCAAGATATTCTCCAAGATCGCTGTCATTGGATTCTCTATATAAGGAGATTAGATTAAAATGATCAATACAAAAAATATAAGTATTAATCCTTTTGAAAGAGCCGAGTTCTTTCCTTCTTATAAAAAGAATATTGGAGAGTTATATCCAGCATTTCTTATTAAAAATGCAGATAAAATCATTTCCATATATGATGGCAATCTTACAATTGGAGATTTAGAAATTCCCATGTATGAATTGTCACTTGCTGATGTATTCTTTAAAATCAAAGAAACCGGAGTGGATGTCAAAATGTTTACACCTGGAATGGAAACTGTAACTGCTCTATCACTTGTTGATTTCTCAAATGTTGATGTATCAGAAGTTGAGTTAGTTTCATCTCCAATGAGTGCCGCCGCGGCAGTGTCTAATAACATCGCACCAAACATTCCCGGCGCATATCTCGATATGGTAGATATCTATATTGACCAAGCCAAAAATGTAAAACTTCATAATGGGTCAATCATCTCAAATTCAAATCTTCACAATACAAAAATAAATGTAAGACATTTCGCAAAAACATTTATTCTCTATATCTCAGAATCCAACATTATTCGGAACATAAAAGATTCTTATAAACTTCCACAAGTAAGAAACGCAGTAATCAATTACAATCTAGAAACATTCGGAGCAGAAAGATGAAGACATTAAAGTATTCAATTAGGGTTGGCACATCATCTTTAAGTGCAAAACTCTCACATAATGTCCATATAAGGAAATCCGAAATTAACTACGACAGAATGGAGACATTGGAGATATTATCTGATGATCCAGATAAATCAGAATTTGGATGGGGAAACGAGATATCAACATCTCAAGAGTATGGGAGTATAAATATCCCAAACGAGATATTCGTTCTTGATGGAGCTAGAATCTCTGGGACAGGGTGCTATAATATTCCCGTAAGAGAAAGAACAACTTGGCTTGGCGATTCAGACGTTATAGAATCAATATCAATTTTATCAAGAAAAAACGGATACATAGATTCATTTGTAACTTATAAAAAAGATGGCAAATCAAAATTCTCATATACCGGGATGACGGAATATGCCACTGAATTCTTAGATGATGATGATTTTGTTAAAGCCTATAATAAGAATAGAAAAATATTTATCCCAAAACCGGAAACATATACGCGCCATGTAGTAATTGATAAGACAGCTATCCCAAGAGCAGAGATTAAGAACTCGAATGAAAAAGAGCTTTGCCAAGCAGAGAGAGATGGGAACAAAACAATCGCATATACAGAGTTTCTAAATATTTCTGAATATGAATTCTTTGATTCCTCTAATTCTAGAATAGTTCCAGAAAAAGAAGATAGCTATAGCGGCATATTTGTCTTTAATGGTAATCTTGATAAGGTCTACGCTGAATACAAGATCTCTCCAGTTGTGCAGGTAAGTGGGAAACCTATTTATTATGCGAATAAAGTAAACCCCGCCGCAGAGATAAACTTGTTTCAATTATCAAGTCCAGATATAAGAACAGAAACAGTAGATGCCGTAGAAGACCTTTCTATTGATAATGGCTCAACGATTTCAGAATTAGTTCTTTACGCACCAGACTATAGAGAATCAATTTTTATAGAGCCAGATACAAACATCTTTATAAATGGGGACCTAGTAAAAGCTGGAGACAAATATGAAATATCGAATCAAGGAACAAATTCTTTAACAATTTCTGCCCCAACATCTGCTATTGATTTGCTAACACCAGTTATCAATACAGTGGGCAAATATGAGCTACCTGGATACATTCAGGGGACTCTTGCAGCAATATATGGTGAATTTAGAGATGGAGATACGTCATCTATTCAACATATTTCATTTAATAAGAAATCAGAAAAACTGTCTGAATATCTAAGTGGTACATTAAACATGTCAAACTCTGGACTATACACTGTAAGGCAAACTGGTCCTGGATTAGATATAGCATTCAATACAGATACGGCCGGGATGTCATTAGCTCTGCCTGCATTATCCACTAGAGACGCTATCACAGTTTACAAAGAGACCTATGGTGTAATGGCCGAATATAGTGATTGGGGATATGCAATTCCTGGGATAGTAACGGTAAAAGAAAGCGGTGTTTATAAGGTTTCATACACACCAATTATAAGTCCAGACGAGACAACAATTAGAATCACGGACAAAAAACTTCAGCAATCTTTTATAGACAAATTATCAGTATTCAGAGATAATTTAGTTAATCTATATTCAATACATTCTCGTATTGTTAATCTTAAAATTGGATACATTACAAATGATAGTGTGTCATATTCAGATAAAAATATCTCATTCAATCTAAATATTTCTCCATCTGCAATAAGAAGGATGGTTTCAGAAAGTAAAAATATAATCCTTTAAAGGTTAAATATGAAAAAATTAAATTTATTATCTGGAGGAGCAGTATCGCCAGAAGATACGTTTAAAGCCATTAATGGTGTAATAGGAGCCATGAATTCTTTAAGCGACGATATCGGTGATATTAATAACCACTCTGGAACCACATCTAGTTCTTTTAACAGCAGTATTATCGGGACAATAGGGGATGTAGAGAAATTAGCTCCGAATGTTCCAACTGGGGAAACACTTACAAACTTCACAGAAACATTCGCGCCGTCTGTTAATTCTGATTACTATCTGACATTAACTCCAATAGCAGATATTGCAATTATAGACGGTACAAATACCTATACTAAGGTTGATAAAACTCTCTTAACAGATGCTACACATTATGCAATTGATGGCCGCAAGTTAATATTCTTCAGAAGCCCAACAAATAACTTTACAGTCAATTATAAAGGAAAATTCCCAACTGTATTAGGCTTAGAAAAATATACTCCCAATACCTATCCTTCTATTGATAATGTAAGATCTGGTAATCAACAAAAGTCTACAGTAACAAAAATCTCTGATAAACTATACGAAGTAGATATTAAACAAACAAACAAAGTTGGAAATATAAATATTCCAAATGGTATTTATGCTTCACTTCCAGACAAAGTGAGAAACTTTGTTAGCGCATCGGGATCAATTAAGGCTCCTGTATCAGATGTATCAGTTTGGATCTATTACAACAATATGTTCCAAAAAATAGATGATGCATCGGTTTATTTGATGTCTGATCAAAAATTCAGATTCCAAACAGAATTAACAATTCCTGCAGATGCATTTATTGTTCTATCTGTCAATAGCTGGACAATTGCAGACTCTGTTAAATTCTTAATGGATTTTGCAATTAATCATTCCCATAATGGAGAAGAGCTTGGCTCTGTTATTTCTCATAGCAATCTATCTGGATTGAGATCAGAAAGATATGTTCACGGTAAAGAATATGGCGTATCTAAATTCAGTGGAGATGATCATCCTCAATACTTCAATAGAGATGGATATGTAGCAGATAACCCGGGCAACTTCAATAACGCTATTATTGGAGATGTGCTGATTGGTTCTTCTAATGAGTATAATCTGCACAATAATGTATTAGATAACTCTAGAAAATTGTTCTTTGGGTCTATTTCAGACGGTTCATCTTTAATGTATGATTATGCATCAAAAGGATTAAAACTATTCGGCGCAGAAAACGGTCTTAAAATTTCTACACATGCTCCACAAAGTTCTACTGACAATCTATATGGGAAAGGCTTAGAGATAGACGGAAACTCTATCTACTCAGCCGGAGATAAAGGCGGCGCAGATAATATATTTAACATCGAGGCAAAAACAGGTGTAATTAAATTCCCATCTGCACTTGGCGGACTCTCAGAACTGTTTGCCAAAACCCTTAATATTCGAGATGTAAATCTCGGCGGTATCTTAACGGCTAGAAATGATGCCGGGCTTAAAATTGGGGATGTTTCATTTATTGCCAAAGATGGCTCAGTGGAGGTTTCATCTGACAACGCCGCAGCCAGCGTAAAATATACCACTCCTGTAAGTATTAAAAATCTTACAGCTGAAACTATTACACCAAAAGACATCCGAATAAGAGACGACGGCAAAATAAGTTTCGGCGACACAGATAAAGACGGGTCTATTTCTGCAAAAGATGGCCACATAACGGTATCTGGCAATTACCCTATTGATATAACTAACTCTGGCAAAAATACTGGCATTAGATACCATAAAGATGGTTCAAGTGTATATGCAAATATGTACACATCAGCAGAGAATGGCGGTACATCGACAGAAACAGACCATGACACGTATTTGGAATCTGGAAACGGCAAAGTTTACCTTCTTAAAGACACAACAAAAGTTCAAACTTTAAATGGCAAAAAATACGGATTTGGAGATCTAGCTGGACAAGGTTCAGATACAACTAGAGTTGACAATCTTAAATTAATGCCAAGAGCAAGCCTTAATGCTGGTTCAGGCGACTTCTATGATCTAAGAGTTGAATCATCTAGTTTAAAAGATAGACGAGGAATTAATCTCGGCGATACATCTGCTATTTATGTAACAGGAACTGATACAGAATGTCCTCCAGGTTGGCTTGTTGTTGAAAGTAAAAATGGTGTTGTGTTTGTAGATGCACGAGCAGGCGCAATTGATTGTCAAACAATCGTATACAGCGAAGTTACAACTGGCAATTTAAAAACATTTGGTACTGCATCAATAGACAAATCGCTTGGTGTTTCAGAAAACATAGATGCCGGTGGAGCTATCGGCGGTGAAGAATTAAACATCAAAAACAAAGCGACTATAGGAAGCATAGAAGTAAAAGATGAATCCAGATTTACTGGTTCAGTATCCTTCACTGAAAATGTATCTATTAACTCGAGTCTTGATGTCGGCGGGTCTATTGTATCTAAAAACAGATTGACAACAAATGAATTGCAAGTCGATTCAAGCTCAATCTTCAACGGCCCGGTATCCATTCTTAAATCTGCACGTATTGATGGTAACATTGTGGCAAATGGTTCATTTAACACCGGCGGTGATCTTACTGTAGGCGGCAAACTGGCTGCAGAAGGTGGCAGATTTGAGGACGTATCAATCTCCAAATTGAGAACTGTAAATGTTATTGACGCTAAAGGTGGCATTGAATCGTCTAGCAAAATAACGGCAACAGGAAACATTGAAACTGATGCAGACATTGTTGCAGATGGAGGTAGGTTCTCTACTCAGGTTAAAACAAATAATCTTATTGTAGATAGAGATACAACTATCGGCGGCGAGGCATATGTCAAAGGAAGACTGCAAGTCTCTGGGGACGTAACACTTGGTGAAAGTAAAAATAATAAGCTCTCAGTTAATGCAGATGCGATCTTTAATAACAATAAAACATCGTTCATTGGTGTAGCAGACTTTGCAGATGAGGCTACATTTAAATCAGAAATGAATGTCGGCGGGCAATCTAAATTCATGTCTCTATTGACTGCAAAAGCTGGTATAGAGATGGATGGACCACTAACATCAAGATCAACGGCAGAATTTAAATCTCTAAATGTTAAAGAGTCGACATATCTTAATGGTGATGTTTCTGTATCTGGTGGAATTGCTGTATCAAGCACAATTCGCGGAGATAAAGGTGCGAACATTTCTGGCGACATACAATTAGGTAGCGCAGGGTCAAATGCCATCATCTCTGCTGATACACACTTCAGCAATCAGAAAAACATCTTTGGGGGAGAAATCTTAGCAACAGAGAAAATGACAGTCTCTGGTGATGCAGTATTTAACTCTAAGATCTCTATTGAGGGTGCATTAAATGCGGCAGGTAATATTAATGCTGGTGGTGTATCAACTCTTAATACACTTAAAGTTCAAGGCTCAGCAGAATTCCTTAACGGGTTCAGAGCGGAGAAACAGGCGCAATTCCAAAACATCTATGCAACAGGGAAAACTATCCTTGCGGGAGACGTATCAACAGATGGGGATGTTCATATTAACGGAAGTTTAACATCTCTCCCTGGCGCCATTGCAACTCTTGGCGTAGTATCCGTATTGGGATCTGTATCCCAAACAGATAACAAAGCTACTAACCAATTTGCTGGTGACACATTCTTCAACAATAAGGTCTCTGTAGCTGGAGCACTTAATGTTAATGGAACATTTAAAACTGGATCAGATGATGCTGGCGTAGTAATTGAAGGCAACTCGGTAAGGATTAACGGTGAGACATCCTTCATATCATCTAAAAGGGCATCTATAGATGCATTAGAAGGTAAAACAAGAAAAGTAGTTCAGTTAGCTAATAACAGATCTCAAAGAGCGTCTCAGGCTGCGATAGCATTAAGCACCAAGCAATATACAACAATAAACAATGCGTTCATTGAGGACTCAATAGTTTCTTCTGGCGATATGCTTTGTCAGGGGACACTGTTCATAAATGATTTAGTAATTATGGATTCATCTGGAAGAATGCTTGATTCATCTTCTCCAGTATTAGAAGTAATCGCAAGAAGGGCTAGATACGCACCATGAAAACTATAACTTACGATCTAAGTATTGTAGGATATGACTCTGGCGTTACAGTTAGACATGCAAAGGATAGCAGAAATGCTATCCTTGCTGTTGATACAAGTAAATTTGAGGGATCAAAATACAATATTAATTATAAGGACCACTCTGATAGAACTAGATTCGCAAAGGTTGAAGAGAAATCAATACGTGGAATAAGAATTAGGTCAAATTCTCCAGAAATTCTAATAACTGATATTATTAGAGATGGCGTTCCTTTTTATTATAAGACGCTTAATAGACACCCCGGAGCGGAGTCTATTACTGTAAACGGATCTATTTCTCCTATTGATAATAATTTTGTATACAGTCAAGAAAAGACTGGGACTGTAAAATATACATTAAGAAACGGAACAGAACTGGAATCATTTGAAGAATTTGTTCCAGTTTATATAAATGAAAACAATCATTTCAATAAACCAATATCAGATATAGATAATAAACTCTACACCTATATTCAGGATACAAATAAGGATTTTATAATTTCATGTCCAAATCCAGAGGTCGCATTTACAGCTATCCCTGGAGAACTAATCCTAGTAGAGCAATATTCAAAATCCAACAAAGACCATCTGTCTTTTGCTTTAAAAGACTTCTATAAAGAAAAGAAAGTTTCATTGCTAAGTAAAGAATTACTTTTAGCATATAAACAGGAGCCAAGAGTTTCTGAGGTGGTAAAAATAATAAATGAAACTGCTTTCTTATCTAATGATATAATTCAATTAAATAATTCAAATATAATTCCAGAACATTTAAGTTTGGATTTTAAAACTCAGTCTGGTGTCAGAACAATCAGAGTAAATAAAGAAGCTATTATCAATAATAAGGGCCAGGTAAATATTCAATTTCTAAATGAATCAATTCCAAATGAATTTGAATATATTAAAGCCTCTTATAGCTACATCTCTCCTAAAATAAATAATATTGAAATTCCAATTAGAATTGTTAATAATTCTAGCTTTATTAAATTGTATATCAAGCCAACTCAAAATGGATCAAAAATATGTGTCGCAGCATTTGATAAATTTGGAGTGTGTGTATATAACACAATGGGGATAGATATTCAACAAGGAATCGTAAATATTAAAAATGGAGAAGGAAAATATATAGACAAATCTGGGAATACATTAGCATCTATTTCTAATATCGGAAGTATAATAGATGACAAAGCAATCTTCTTAGAAGTTGCAACAGTGTTCAAAAAGGATATTCAACCAGACTTTGCATTTAGTGGAAGAATTTCAAGACCTAAAAAAGATTCTACTCCTTTGCATAGAATTATAGTCCCAAAGATGTCCTATTTAAAAATTGTACTAGGCAAAGATTATGAAGAGTCTGTAAATGCTGGCGTGGCTGTTATTAGGGCAGGGCTATCAACAAATGCGACAATAACAAAATACTCAAGAACAGATACAACTACAACATATAAAATAGATGTCAGTAAAGATAAGTATTCTGGCGATCCGATTGACTATGTGGAAGATGAAGATCTTTTAAGGTTTGTTAAATATAAAGTTCCATCATTTTTAAAAACCAATACAGATGGATACAAAATCATATTTAATGAAGCCGGAGAAAAAACATTTGCTAGAGAAACAAAAAGAGTTCTTGATGGAAGTGATCTTTATATAACGGTAGATATATCAACTGTTGAATACCTAGATTCTGTATCGGTAGGTTTTAATTCAATTTTTAATACAATAGAGATAAAAGAATGAAGAAGTTTATAGAGAACCAACAGTTTAATTATATAAATGATGTGCTAAGAGTTCCACAACAGGCCGTATTAGACGAACTGTCTTTTGAACTATTAACACAAGAAATAGACAGATTTGCATCTACTGCTAATACATCTGTTGATTTCTTGGTTGAATCTATGGGAGATATAGAAGATGATCTTGAGAGATGGCATAAATCTTATATAGAAAAGATTGCAATGGTAAAAAACGGCGCGGCATTTATACAAGGAAATAATCTAGCATCAGAAGATCCAGGGCACTATGGAATAATGGAAATAGATACATCTATAAATAATTCTGTTGTATTCTCTATTGATGATGCTGGATATACAATGCCCCCATATGACGAAAGATATGCAAAATGAGTGAATTAAAAAAGATAGTGTCATCAGACTCAGTATTCTTTAATAGGGTTGTATTAAAACCCAATGTCTCAGAAGTGTTTATTAAATCTGTTACTGCAATAGATTCAAATGGTACAGCTATTAGTTTGTCTAATATCCCGTTCGTATTGGAAGATACCGTTATTCTTAAAAATAAAAATAAGAATGCAATAGCAGTAGAAATTATTATTGAGCATCCATTTATAACGAATGGAGACGACATCTCTAGATATGTCGATGTAGATGTTAATAGAGTTTCAATGTCTAGAACTGCGAGAATAGAAACAAAGTCTGTTCAAGTTCTAAATAAGGGTTCACTTCATGTCGTGTCTAAAATGGAAGACGCCGAATCATTAATTGTGTCTGCTAATGTAGGGATAACTGGATATGGTAATGATGGTAGAATCATCCTTAGCGAGTTTGTAAGAATTGGATTGGGAAATACTAGAGAACTTATCTCAAATGGAGACAAAGTTGATCATACACCAATAAGCATTGTAAGATATAAGGACGGAATTGTTTCTAAAGACAAAATAGAAATCAAAGACGGAATTATCCAAGAGTACGATGATTCGTGTCTATATATCTATAAGCCAGATTATCTAGAAAAACAAAAAGATATCAGTGAAGATGTGGTAATAGATCCATCAAACTCTATAATTATTAAAAATAAAGATGTAGTAAGATTAGAGTGCAGACTAGGTGCAGATATTCTAGATATAGACGGATCAGAACCAGTGATAAAATACATAGGAATTATATCAAAATGATCTTAGATTTTATGTCATCTCTTGCAAGATATACTAAAAGAGAATTGGGATGGAAATCTGCATTGGTTTCTGATATTAAAAACAGAGCAGATAAACTGGCCGAAGATAATAACAATCTTAATAATGAAATGTCAAACTCTGTTGCTAAGTTTGCAGAAGGAATTGTAGATATTAGAAAAAGAATGCAGTCTGTTTCTGATATTTATTTAACCATTTCTACAATAAGTGGTAATTCAAACACAGAATACAACTTATCTAGAATGCCGATTTATTCAAAAGAGAATATTATTATTTCTGGCAATACAATAAGACTTGAATCTGGCGTAAATGTTCCACTGCCAATAGTTGATATTGATATATTAACAAATGGCACTCTTGGCAATCACAATGATTATGATGATGTCCGAAACAATAATAAGGAAACATTAATAACGGATTCGCCAGTTGAGGTTGAAAGAATTGACGGCGCAATTAATATGTCAATCATTGCAACTATTCGTGACAGATCGAGTGTAAACGCAATAGGCTTCACACTTTCTGATTTTGGCGTTTCTCATGCAGATGTCTCTTATGTGGAGATTTCTGAAGATGGTAAATCATTCCGGCGCGTAAATTTTGATTTAGAAAAAACAGGAAATAATTTCACTGTAACAATTCAAAATTCAGCAGCAAAAGCAATTAGAATTTCTCTAATTCAAAATAATCCATATATAGCAAAGAATGGTAAGTCAAGATATGCAATAGGTGTATCTAATTTTTCTATTGGCCTTTCATCTTCTGTAGAATCTGGAAATATAATATTTGGCCCTATAAATAGCAATTCAGAGGTTATCAAAGCATCTATTCAGGCAAATATGCCTATGGATGGATATTCATTCAATAATACTCAAATGGAAATAAGCCCAGATAATGAAAACTGGGAAAGAGTTTCAATTCCATTTTCTGTATCAGAATATCCAAAACATTTGGATTTCAATACGCTGTCAGAGAAATCAATTAAAACCAAAAACCCAGTTAAAACGTTATTCCTAAAATTAACTCTTCATGGTTCTGATGCTAAAAATAATTACACATCAGATAATATAAATAGACATGTACAACAGTTAATGTCTGCTAATCCCTATATAACAATTCCATTTGCATTAAGTGACAAATATATTATTGGCAAAATGCATGGTTATCCATATGGAGAAAGATTTACATACAGTAGCTTCTCTGACGATTTAAATGTATTAGACACATTAACATCAATAAAAAGTGAATCAGATTATGTTATTAAATCTCTTGCGCCGATGGGAAATATATTAAAAGCAACTACAAGATCATTTTATCATAAGTGCGCAATTGAAAAGAATGAATTGTTTAGAATTATTCCATCTCAACAAATGGACACTGGTACGGTAAAAGCATTTAAGATTTCTAATCCGATTAAGCGCCCAATGAGAGTTATTGATTCCAACAACGTGATTCTTCCATTCTCTAATGATGCAGGTGTATACACTCTTACAGACGGAACAATAAGTAGAAAAATAGATTTAAGATCTGGATTCTTTTCTTCTGCTTATCAATGGATATATAAGGCGCATAATAAGGACAGCTATCTAATAGATCCATTAGGATTTAAGGTTCATACATTTGAAAAAGAGAGAATAATAAATCTTTTGGATTATTTCCAAATCGAGACTCCTATTCAAAATGCAGATACACCAACTGGTGTAGTTTTTAATAAGAGCTATCCAGCCGCGCCATTATTGGACGGAGAATTCTCTATTGTTGATAATAAACTATACTCAACAAGTTCTTCTTCTATTGTAGATGTATATACATTCACTAAAGAAGAAATAAGCCTAATCTTCAAAGCTAATTTGAATTCAGTCTCTATCTATACGGACAATGCTAAGTTCTCTAAAACATCTGAACGTCTAACAAAATATGACGGACTTAAGATAGCAAAACTATCCAAGTCAGGCATATTAAAAGGTTCACTTGTGTTTAAAAATAAAAACGCATCATTAGTATCATTTATTAAAGAAGTAGAATATAAAAACGGTATAGACGAATTCAGAGTTGGTGACAAATTAGAAATATCAATCCCTAAAAGAGTTAACAGATTTTCATTGGGCAGAAAAGTAGATCACTTCTCGGATTTGAACATTATAGGCTACACAGAAGTCTTTAAATCAAAAGTATTCTCAAGAGATGAATTAATCTTCGCCGGCGATTACATGATGGAAGATATAGGTAATGAAACATTTATACAACTTCCAGATGGAGTATTTACACATGACCTTATTGAGACTTCTATCATAATTAATACAGATACCAGCTCAGCTGCTAATGGGTATTATTCTATTGACTATAATAATGGAATATTGTATTCTCAATCTATTATAAGTGGCGAAACAGAAGTTGAATATATAAGTTCAAATGTTTATATAACTGGCAATATGATAGAGCCGGTAAGCAAATCAGAATACACTGTCGCCGGATCTCAAATTCAAATTAAGAATATCTCTGACGGAGATAAATTTGTTGTCTTGTCTCCGGCAAAAGAAGATAAGTCATCTGAGATATTAAAATCACCTATTGTTAAAAATCTAACATTAAATACGGTAACAATCTAAAATGAGTAAATTAGAACAAATAATGAATTCTTTAAACTCATACAGAAAGGTTGGAACAAAAACATCAGGCCCTGCTATCACTATAAATAGGAGCAATCCTTTTTATACGAGGCAGGGTCTCAATGCTATGTTGTATCAATGGTATACGAAATTGTTTCACAACCAAGATAAACTGAATGAATTAAAGATACGTTCAACTAAATTTAAACAGAAATCCAAAGATTACATCAAGGATATTAAAATTAGATTGAACGAAGCATCATCAGAAGCCAAAGCTGCGAACATAGCAGACAGATCAATTTCTTCTTATACGACAGCAATATATTACACTCCAAATAAAGTTTCTTACAATAAAAATGAAACAACTGCTAAAGTTGAAGGAAATAAAATTTACGGAGTTCAAGAATCAGATACATTCTTAGATGATTCTAAAATATCGTCATTTAAAATTCCTTTAGAATCTATTTCTATTTATCATATTGATGATTCAGATAAAAGAAATGCAATCTGGGTTAATCAAGATGGATCTCCAATAGTTGATTCAGCTATTAATAAAATTGCAAAAACAAAAATGGAATTCTATTCAAGAAGTCCTGGTAAACAAGATTTAGTAATTGATATTGATAGACTTCAGTATGGTTCATACAACAACATTCAATTAAAAACAGCGCGGGCACATATTTACACTGTATATACAAGTAAAGATGGGAACGAATACAATAAGATTGTTGACAAAGAATTAACAAATAGTCTTAATGTTTCTATCTCAGACAACAATGAAAGATATATCAGAATTTATATAAATATCTCAAAAGAAGAATTTATTAAAAATGCTGAATACATGTACAGAGTTGATATTGAAAAATTCTTTATAGCAACTAAAAAATATTCTACACCAACAACTTGTGTTACTGGAGAAATTTCAATTAATGCAATCGGCGAATTTATTGGCATTGACACATGTGATAATTATCAAAATCCAAATGTAGAAATGAATTACGCAATTTCAATTAATAGCGGACCATTTAAATATATTAAACCATTGAGAAAGTTGAACACAAGAAATCCATCAATAAGAGCAATCATTCCAATAAATGATTATCTAGATAACAATATAGTTAGACTAGATGATTACACTCCAACAGTAGATGGAAATGTGTTCAAATCAGAAATCAATTCTGAACTTCTTGAAACTAATCTCTTTAAATATTACGATTGCACAAATCCAATACAAGAATTTGGAAACTATGTTGTAACAACTGGAATCAATATAGAAGAAAAAGAAGTAGAATTTGATGATACATATTTCGTAAATGGAATACCGTCTGTTGGGAAAACAAAAGTGCCGGCCGGCGTTAATACCTTTATGTTCCCATCTAAAAACTATTCAAAATTATTCGACACGTATCAAGTTAAAATCCTCTCTGTATTGGACGGAACAATAAAATACAGAACAGAAGACGGAAAAGAATTAGAAATATCAGATCCAACATATAGAGTAAACCCATTCTACAAAATAGTTTCAGTATGTAAATATATTCTCGGCAAAGAAATTGACCAAGATGACGTAAAAATAAAAACAACAGATGATAAATATCAAATAGTCGTTAATAACGACATAGAAAGAATTTACGTTTCAGCTAGAAGAAAAATAGCAAACGTAGATAATGTCAGATTTAAAATCGACATGAAAACATTAGATGGATATACAATCCCATATGTATCAAGAATACTAATTAAGGTAGCATAACACATGGAAATTAAGATTAAATTAAAAGAAGCCAAAAGATTCTTTGCAAACTGGATAGATGCAACAAGAGAATGGAAATCTTTCAAGGTCGGCGAGGGTGATTTTCGCACCATTAAAGCAATTGTTGCAGGCGCAGAAGATAAGCAAATCGAATGCGTTCCAGGCGCAGAAGTTTTAAGAGTCTATATCACTAGGGGTGGCTCAGGATCAGGCGGATCAGGAGCTCCAGGCCCAGCGGGAAAAGATGGGGAAGATGGCAAATCAGCTTATCAGATTGCTGTAGCAAATGGGTTTACAGGTTCAGAACAAGCCTGGTTGGCATCATTAAGGGGTCCACGTGGAGAAAAAGGACCACAGGGACAACAAGGTGATCAGGGCCCAGCAGGGCAGCAAGGCCCTCAGGGTGAACAAGGTAAAACTGGTCAACAGGGTCCAAGAGGCATTCAAGGTGAACAAGGTATCCCAGGGCCACAAGGTTCACAAGGAGAAAGAGGTCTCAAAGGCGATCGAGGAGATCGCGGAGAACAGGGTCCTGCAGGGATTCAGGGTGCTCAAGGGCCTGCTGGCGCTATTGGCCCCAAAGGAGAAAACGGTGCCAATGGAAAATCAGCTTACGAACTAGCAGTTCAAAATGGATACATTGGATCACTGTCTCAATGGTTGGTATCTCTCAAAGGACAACAAGGCGAACAAGGACTACAAGGTCCGATGGGAGCAACAGGTCCAGCTGGTCCACAGGGTGAACAAGGCCCCCAAGGATTGCAAGGCTTACAAGGTGTTGAAGGTCCACAAGGTCAAAAAGGCGAAAAAGGCGAAGACGGCAAGGACGGAAAATCAGCCTATGAAGTTGCCGTTCAAAATGGATTCACTGGCACAGTTCAAGAATGGTTACAAAGTCTAAAGGGTTCAGGTTCAGGCGGAGGTTCAGGTGGTACAATTCCAGTTCCAGGTCCAAAAGGAGACAAAGGTGAGCCTGGCAAAGATGGCGCACAAGGCCCAGTAGGCCCAGTAGGTCCACAGGGTCCTGCAGGTCCAGCTGGTCCACAGGGTCCTCAAGGCATTCCCGGTCCAACAGGTCCTCAGGGTTTAACTGGAGAAAAAGGCGCAACTGGTGAACGTGGTGAGCAGGGACCAAAAGGCGATCCTGGAGTCAATGGCAAGTCAGCATACGAGTTAGCTAAAGAAGATGGATTCACGGGTTCACAAACTGAATGGTTGGCATCCTTAAAAGGTCAAGACGGCCAAAAAGGCGAGCGTGGAGAACCAGGTTTACAGGGCCCGGTGGGACCTAAAGGCGAACAGGGACAACAAGGCGTTCAAGGCCCTATTGGTCAACAAGGTGTACAAGGCGAACAGGGTCCAATCGGTCCAAAAGGAGAAGCTGGAGCTCAAGGTCCACAAGGAGATGTAGGTCCAAAAGGTGATACAGGACCTCGTGGCGAAAAAGGTGAAAAAGGTAGCGATGGACTTCCGGGTGCAGCAGGTGCGAACGGTAAATCGGCTTATGAGTTAGCACAGGATAACGGGTTTACCGGAACACTTCAAGAGTGGTTAGCGTCACTCAAAGGAAAAGACGGCAAAACTGGCGAGGCATCAGAACAAAAATTGACACCTCAATCACTAACTTCTATAGCGAAAGAAGTAGAAAAACTGACATCTGATGATTCAAAACCGGTGACATATGGCCCAGCAGTATATGGATTAAGCACTGTGTTCTGGAAAATTCCAAACACATCAGTGTATATAAATGCATCGGAATTTACAAGAATAGGCGATGCAATAAGCGGAGACGTTAGATCAGCAAATAAAGCAGCCGGATCGGCAATAGCTACAATAGTTCCAACAATAAGTAATAGCGCTCTTGCAGCTGTGCCACAATCAAGAGGACTTGTAACAGAATACAACGGTCTTGAATATACATTAAGATCAACTGGCGGTATATATAAATCTATCTCAGAAAAAGTTCCAAGCGGCAAATTGGAAATGGTTAGAACCATTAATAAATCCGACACAGAAGGCGGAGCATATAGATTTGTGCTAAAAGACGGTGAATTAGATGGATTTATGACACCAAATTCAACCTTTGAATTATATTCAAATGTCCCAGATGTCACAATGACAAATGGAGCTACTATTAAGGGATTTAAATTTAGCAAAGCATTCACAAATGTAATTTCGAATCAAGAAGCAGTGTACAATGCTCTGTCTGATACAGATCTTCCTACATTATCTGGTGAAATTTCATATACGCAGACATCTTCAAGTAGCTATGAATTAACGTACACAGGAGACAGCGAAAAGGATAAGACTGAGGCATATCCAGGATTAATAGCATGCGGATTGGGCAATTATTATGTAGCTTTAGATATTTATGGCGTATTGGATGATGGTAGAGAAATAGAAATTGGCGATGGATACATGTATTTCGAACCGAAATTAATAATTCGAGGAAGAATGTCTAAAATAAGAGATTGGAAAAATTCAGCAGAGGGAAGAGGCTACAATGGCAAAATGAAATTCAAGCCATATGTTAAAACTAGATATGATGGCTCCGATAGAAAACCATTCTGGGGTGATCTACTAGTAAAAGAATTTGAATGGATTGGATACTCATAATAGATAAGGGAAAATAAAGAATGGCATACAGGGTTATAGCAATAATTATGATCCTGCTTTCCATTGCTCTATCTGTAAACCAATACGGTGAGTATAGATATAAAAAAGGAAAAGAGGCCGCCCTTGAAGAATATAGGGCAGCCTCTATGGAAACTGAAAATCGTATTTTAAAGATGGAGCAAAGACTTCATGAGAGCTTTGCTGAAACAAAAAAAGAGCTCTCAGATAAACTGGAGCAGGAGAATATAAATTTAAGGGAAAACCTTAAAAAAGATTATTATAGTAGAGCCTGTATTCAAGATGACGTTAGAAATAGTTTAAACAAAAAGGCTAAATAAGATGAATAAAAAAATACTTCAACTTAGCTTGATTGCCTTTATAATTGCAGGATGTTCTACTCATAAACCACCAATAAAACCACCACAAATAACAATACCAAAAAACATACAGACAGGTGAATGTGAGAGAAAAATCACAGAATTAAAAGGTAATTCAGCACGAGAATTAGTTTTGTATGCATCATCACTTATTGATAAGGTGAAATACTGTAGACTTGAAAAGGCATCTATAATAAAACAGATCCAGAAATATAACGAGGAAATAGGAAAATGATTCAAAAGAATTTTTCTATTGAAGGTAATGGGCACAATCTTTTTGAAATGCCTGAACCATATATTTATGGAACTGTATCAACAGGAACTTCTGGTTATGTTGTAACTGAAATAGCACCACGGCCTAATGAAAGTGGCGGCGCAGGATATATATTAGTTAAACCAAGTCTTCCTATTGGTGAAACATTAAATTTAACTTATAAAGTTAAAGAACAAGATACATCTTTAAGACGTTTAGAAAAGAACGCATTTAAAGAGACAGTATCAAATAGAGCCTTAATTGAGATAATTGCAATTCTAAAAGATATTATTGAAACACAAGATAATTTATTAAAAGAAATGAAACAACGTGTTACATATAGTCAATTAGATACAGCAGTATATCCAATAAAGGAAAAAATAGATCTAATAGAAAAAACATTAGAACTTAAGGCTAAGAAAAAGCCGTAAAAAACAGCCCCTAGGTTAGAGCCTAGGGGTTTTATTTATACAAAGAAGAATCATATTCATCCAAAGAAAAGAAATCTAAAGGATTTAATCTTCCAGATAGCCCCAATCCAACATCTTTTTGGATGCGCACTTCAAAATGTAGATGTGAACCAGTATCCATAGTTTTCATAGTTCTTGCATTGCCTGTACTGCCTGTTAATCCAACAACATCGCCAGCTTCAACTTTTTGTCCAGGTTTAACCTTAATTCCACTTAAATGTGCATAGAACACATATTCAGGACGATTATCCAATTTAATTAGGATAGTCTTACCATAATCGCCAAGTCCTTCTGTATTGGTACGAATAACAGTCCCATCATCAACAGCATAACAGCGATATCCATTAGGAACAGCAATATCAACACCCTGATGAGGTCTTGGTTTCCCATTTGCACCAATGCGGACTAAGCCAAATGTAGCAGATTTCTTACTGGCCAATCCTGCCCAACGTAAAACATTAAGACCATCTTTTAATGGTTTATGTGGAAACACATATTTTTCAGGTTTATTAGGTTTTACATCTTCAGCAACAGAATTTTCTTCTATTGGCTTAAGTTCTGTTTCAGGTTCAGAGCTTTCAGAATCCTGTAAATCAATATCTGTATCAACTTTAAGTTGTACTTCTTGTTTAGATTCTTCAACTGGAACAAGTTCCACAGCTGTCTCTTCTTTATTATCAATATCACGAACAACAGGTTCGTTTTTAATAGAAATAGGTTTTTTACTAATACTCATTACAACATTCCTTACAAATCGTCTTCGCTTCTAAATCCAATAAACACTGGATGCCTAGGTGCATCTTTAACACCTATATTGAAGCTTTTAAATTTTACTAGTTTTCCAAGATAAGATTCTTTATTATTCCAAATCTCTTGTCTTTCAGATTCTTTAAATCCTGTTCCGATATTAAAATGGATTCCATTCATTTCACAAATTAGCGCGCCAAGTGTATTACCAGGTTCCAAATTTTCCATAGATGAAGATCTAGAAGTTTTTCCATAAGCATCTTTTTCAGCTTTATTATGATTTATCATCAATTCGGTAAAGCCAATTATCTTAGCTTCATAATCTGAATAACGTTTAACCTTAACAAGTTCGCCGCCCTTAATAGTCGCGCGCCCATGCTTATACGGAACATTAATTTTATTAATCATCAAACCTTCATAACCAAGATTTAAATAATCTTTCTCGTATTGATTAACACATTCAACAATATTGTCATTGTTAGGATTAAGAACAATTCCAAAATTAGCTAAGAAGAAAACTTTAATATTAAAATCAGTAAAATCAATTCCAGATCTACAAATATTTTCTAACGGCGAATTAGGATTAAAACCATCTCTACTAATAGTATCAAATACACAAAAGACAACATCAAAACCATTTTCAGGAACACCATCAATAGAATTGATATAAGATGAAGTTCTTCTATAACAATCTTCATCATTAATAAGATTAGGAATAACACCTTTTGAATTATTAGAAGTCTTACAAACTAAAATTTCTCCATCAAAAGAAAATCCAGTATCTAAAATTGGACTAACCAAATCTAAGAAATGCTTATTTCTAAATGGCTTACCAGAGCGACTATAAACTTGGCCTTCATTTATAATTGCCCTAACGCCATCTATTTTTGGAGTAATCCAAATAGGATAATCAATAGAGGATAGATAGGCATCTACATCTCCATTAATTGATGCTGCTAACATGGGTCTTACAATGCTCATTTATTGAACCTCGATAAAAATTCAATCGCTAATAATCTCCGCGGGTGATATATTTCGCCATCGCTCATCAATTCACTCTTATGCACTTCTTCTATTGGAAAGAAGGTTTGTTTTTCAAATTCCATTTTAACAAGTTTTTCTGGTCTTCGAAAATTCAAAAATTCTTTCTGATAACAATCAGGGAAAACTGCATTAAAATATGTTGCAAATTTGAGGTCATATTCTCTATCAAATGTAGGCATGGCCCATGTCATAAATTTTTTTAAAGCATTAGTTAAAATAAGTTCCCAGTTATTATCAATAATCTGTTTATTTAGTTCACTTTTGCTATATCCGCATTTAGACAAAGCATGATTCATAGCAGGATCAATATACCCATTTTCTACAAATGCATCATAAATATCTTTATTGCGGTAAACAGACAATATATAAGATATAAGTCTATTTTTATCTCTGAGCCTACTTAAACGCTCCATGATCCTTGTATCATACAAGGTCATAATAAGAGAAAGGTCTTTTTTATTCTCTCGAATCAAATACCATCGAGAGACCAACTGTTTTTTACCTTTCTTTTTATAATAACTTTTATATGCCATAGTATTCTAGATTATTTTAAAATCTGGAACAGCTGTTCTATTGTAGCTTTTAATCATTTGCTGTTTTTTGTTTGTTACAACATCCAGACAGAAATTAATAATACGTTTGGCAACAATAAGCATAGCTTGAAAAGTTAAAATCCCAAAAAATTTAGTAAAGGATAACATTTCATAATACCGCGATTACTTTGGTTAATTCTTTCTAAATGGATTAAGAGTGGTGAATCGTATAACCACTAATAATACCATCGGAATTTATTTGGGGTCTTATATTAAAAATGACGCCACAACTAGTGGCTGTTCCATAAATAATAGGTCTCTCAAGTGTTTCGGACCATTTTGTTTTTAAATCCCATTCTAGAGGAGTACCGCATAAGTGACATTTAGTCATCAGGACGTCCTCTATTGTATCGAATTCAATTCCATCTTCGGCATCAATATATTGATCAATCATCTTAATTGCTCCATATATGGAATAAGAATTTCTTTAAGGGAACTTATATAATTAGATGTAAAATCATTAAAGATTTCAATTCTTGGATCAAGATTCCCTACAATAGAAATCATTTCAGATTCATGTTCAGAGAATTTAGATCTCTTATATTCTTTACCATCGGCAATGACGTTTAAAACAATACCATCTTGATTAATAATGTAGTCAATTTCATTTTGGAATCTACAATCAGAAATAACAATAACATCAGCTTCAGTAAGAAATGAATTATCATTAATTCTTTTATTAAGAATGTTAACCCAAAAGTTGTCGCCGAGAATATGTCTTCCCCAATTGGTTCCAAGACTTTGCATAAGCTCTCTTAATGAAACTCCCAGTCCCTCAATTGGTTCTTCTTTTTTATTCAATTTGTAAATAGCATCAACATCAACAATGCCTTTAAGCATATTTCTTACTGCATCTGCATAAGCAATTTTATAAATTTTTAAATCTGGAAATGATTGTTTAATAGCATCAGCAGTAAAGTCTTTTCCGCTATATGCTTTTCCAGAAATACCAATGAGAAACGGTTTTTTCATTCTTTATTTCCTATTCTTCAACTTTATGACCGTTTACGGCTATTATTTTACAGAAACCCCAAGTGTCATCAATATCAATAGTAACATTTATATTATTAAATGCTCTTGATATTGCATCTTGTTGTTCTTCGTTAAAATTAACGGCGCAACCTTCTAACTTAGGAAGCTCGCCGCTAACTATTTTGTATTGGCAATCTACTATCATAATTTTATTATCATTATTCTATTTCAATAGCCAATAAACGGCCATCTAGTTTATCAAATATTTACAACTACAGTACAGTTATTAAACACATAAGAAGGATTACCCTCAAACAGATCTGCAAAGCAATAATCTTCTTCGCATTCTGCTGGTGGAACATCTTCACAATCATAGTCATTAGACATACCTTCAAGTGTATAATCTTCTACAAAACTTGCAAAATCGTTTTCATCATCTGCCCAATAGCAAGCATAGCCATCACCATCTGGCAGATTAACGCTAACAAGCATACTCTTAATATCATAAGGAGACTCGCTAGGTAAGTCAGCAAATGATTTACGAACAGCAGGTTTTGTATAAGTATCTTTTAGTTTATCATACCCTCTTTGCATTTTCTTTAATTTAGCAAAGAGTTCACCATCAAATTTTTTAATTTCCATCACAATTTACACGATTCACAATCGTCTTCATCACTGCTTGTAACAATTGTAACATCGCCGCCGGAGATAATGTCTTTACCATCCATAAATGACTGCGATTGTCCATCATAATTATTATTGTAATAAAGAGTCTTACCACCTAATGCTTTATGCAAAAAGATATCATAATTAATAATCTCATTTGGAATTTTACCAGATGGATAATTACTCTTATTATAATAAGTGTTACAAGAAATTGCTTGATCTGTATACTTCTGGATTACTCCATAAGTCTTAATAAGGCTAGTATTATCTAAGTTATCCCAAACCCTATCGTATTTATTTTTCAGTCGTTTTAGTTCGGGCACGACAAATATAGCCCGTTTATTTTTGCCGCCCTTGGCAATCAATAATTCTCTTATTGGTTCAATACCGTTTGTAGTTCCAGAACCAGATACCTTGGCAGATGTCTCAGCAGGGAACATAGCTAACAAAGAAGCATTGCGAATGCCATATTTGGACAATTTAGCTCTTAAGGAATCCCAATCAATATGATCAATATGAGGCATAAATTTCTCATAATAATCATTAACCATATCCATTGGCAATTTACCTTCAGACCATTTTGTATCTTCATATCCAAGACACTTGCCGCGCTCTTTAGCTAACTCAACAGAAGCATCAATAGCGGCATAACTAAAATATTGCATCCATTTATCAAGTTCATGATAACAGTTTGAATAATTCAAATCATGTCGCGCCATCCAATATGCCAATCCAGTAATACCAATACCAAGAGGTCTAAACAATTCATTATGACGTCTAGCAGCAGGGAAAGGATGTTCTTGATAACTTAGCAAATTATCCAATGCACGATGGCCAACTTTAACAATGCGCAACAAATCTTCTGGCTTATCAACTGCACCAAAATTCACGCCGCCAAGATTACATAAGGCAATTAAACCTTCTTGAGTATATGTTTCTGTTTCAGAATTATACACTTTTCTTATTGGTTCAGTTGGAAGCGTTATTTCTAAACAGTTGCCAGTAAGTATGCCATTAAACATTACTTTATGCTCAAGCGGCTCATTGACACAATAAGTATTATCAAATCTGCCATTATCTTCTACAGATACAATAGAAATAAATCTATTAGCATCTCTATTTGGGATATTTGAGTAATGAATTTTAAGACGATATGTTTTAAATCCAAGTTCACAAAGTTTATTCAGCCCATTGTTTGTAATAATTAGTCTATATAAACTTTCACACCAAAAATCTCCAAGTTCACCAGTGCCGTCATTTTTAGGCAATTTTCTAAATCCTGCCTCAGTAGCTTTTCGAACTTTTGAATTAATCCCAAGAGTCTGTAGCATTAATTGAACATCTTTTAAAAATTCAAAATTAATGCTGCCGAGTATTAATTGTTCATTATTTTGATTTCTATATATAGACCCATCTGCATCAGCATAACCAGCAAGCCATTTTAATCTAGAATCTATGGTGTATTCAGACATAGGAACAAAAAATTTATCTTCAAGATTGTAAAAATGTTTGTACATTCTATTTAAAGATTCAGACTGATCTGTCCATTTTGAAGAGTCTTCACTTTCAAATAGATCTTTAAGTTTAATCTTTTCATCATATAAATATATTCTTTGTCCATCTTTTGTAAAACATCCATCACCAGAATAAAACCCGTTAACATATGGTTTATCAAGAGATTTGCTTCCATCGATAATTGGCAGATTAAATTTGCACAATTTGTCGCCAGCTTTTAACTCATGGGCACGAACTTCTTTATACTCTTTACCATAACCATCAAAAATATAAAATTTATGATAAGGAGTGCATTCTATAGATTGCCCAGAATCTGTTTTAACGGATAATAGCTTTTGATTTGCCCCAGTTTTAATAACTTTTGTTTTTGACCAAATATTACCATTCCATACTTCCACATCTTGATTTTCAAGAGATGAAATTGGTAAATAACCATCTTTAGTTAAAATCAATGTTTCAGGGGCAACACATAAATTTGACTGTGTAATCTGATATTTATCATTTTTATACATTGACTGCTTATTAATATTGTCAGCAAAAGCAATATATACGCGGCCGGTATTAAACCGTTCTGAAATTAATGAATCCCAATAAGTTCTTGCATTGATAATACTTCTTGGCAAATCAGATTCAACTGCTTTTTTATATTCTCGTAAAAACCATTCATCATTATCAGAATAAAATGATTTATACAATTCAGGAACATCATTAGGATCAAAACAATGTAATTCTTGATTATTACGAACAGCATCAAGAATAAAACCATTAATGAAAATAGTATGATCAGAATGCTTCATAGCTTCTGAATCTTTTTTCATATTGTTTTTATATGTGAGAATCTCTTCAATATCTTTATGAAGCCCCCACCAATTAAATGTCAAACTGCCCTTTCTCGTCTGACCTTGACTACATGACAAAGCGGCTTCTTCAATTGATTTACTGTGATACAACGCGCCAGTATTAATAGCAACACCACCACGAATAGGAGCATTCCTAGACCTTAGTCTTGACACATCAACACCAAGACCAGCACCTAATGTAGCATACTTTCTAGCAGCCACAGAGGCCTCAGAGATCGATTCAATATCGTCTCCTACTGGTAGTAGCACACATGAGCTAAATGCCTTTGTAGGAGTTCTCAAGCGTGCTAAATGAGGTGTTGGAATGTTCCAGTAACCAAGAGAAAGCAAATCATACATCTCTTTAATGAATCCAATACGATCAGTAACGCCATCACCTTTATCATCAATGAAATACATCATTGATACAAGCATATAAGACACTTGCGGAGATTCAAATTTTTGACTAGTAGAAGCATTCTTAATAAGATATTTAGATTCCCATTCGCGCATCCCTGAAATTGAATACATCAAATCACGATCATGATCAATATAATCATTTAATTTATTAATTTCATCTTCGGAAAACTTTTCAAGAATAGCTGGATCATACCATCCTAACTCTGTATTGTCCCTAATAATAGATAACAAATCTACCGGTTCAAAATCTCCATAAACTTCTTTACGGATATCACAGACAAGAATACGGCCGGCAACAATGGCATAATCGGGAGTGTCTTCAGAAATCAAATTATGAGCACTTTCTAATAATGCTTTATTGATATCAGAAGTAGAAATACCATCGTGAATCATCAATCCACTATTTAAAGCGATCTCAGAAACACTAACGTTATCTAATCCATCACATACAAATTCGAGAAAGGTATTAATACGCTCAGGGTTATAAGGGACGACTTTGCCACCGCGCTTAATAACATTGATACTCATAGCGCTTTTACCAATTCAGACAATTTTGACATCAAATTCTTAAATTCAATATATTTATACTGATCATCTTCTTTATTCTTAAAGAAGATAACCGGCGCGGATCTTGGTTTTGGAGTATTGGTTTCACTTAGCATTGCGTTCAATTTTTCCATTCCACTACCTTGATCAACATAAATAACATCAGAATAAAATGAATCTAGTTTAGACCCATATTGTTGTCCAAAATTAGTAATAGCATTTTTAGCTTGTGCACAATTAGTACAATTGTTTTTAGAAAAGATTACAAATTTCATATTTATCCTTCGGTACCGAATAAAGGAATATTGGCAAGTTTGGCATATCCATCGGATGTCTTATCAATAATGCCTTTTTCGTAATCAGTTTTCTCAATTTCTTGTGGAGCAACCTGATCTTTACGTTCACCATTCCAATTTGAAATCCAAGGAATGGGATTCTCATAAACAGATTCTAATCCACACAACTCTTCCAATGATGGAAGATTGTTTTTCTGCAAACGTGCAGTAGCAATATATCTCAGATATTGCATAGCAATCTTTTTATTAAAGGCAAAGATATCGCCTTTCACGAATAAGTAATCACCCCATGCATATTCTTCCATAATAGCATCGCGCCATACTTCTTTAACTTTTTCTTTAGTTTCTTCCTCTTTTGCAACAATAGCAAAATCAGGATCATCAACAGGAAGAATAGCTAATAGATTATTGGTTATAGCAACATGATAGTTCTCATCCATTATGTTCAAGATGTGTCGTTAATACATCCCCGCGGCATAAACCGCTGCTGCATGTCGCCATGCAGATCAGACTATATCACGATCTTATCTATATAAGACCCTCAACATTTCGAATCACTTGATTCTACCTTACTCACGACAAATGTCGCTTTCTTTAGTCGTTGCACTACTTATTTTTATATTTGTTAGATTTAGGAAATTCTGGATAACGAGAAACGACATGCTTCCATCTTTTCTTTCCTCTTATAAGAGAAACATATCTTGGATGTATATCAAATCTTTTAGCTATTGATTCATTATCTAATCCAAATAGCATCATATCGCAAATAGAAATGATGTCAGCTTCTTTTAATTTTGACATTCCATTTCTTTCACCCTTAGCTGTATCAACCAAGCCAAGTCGATGAGCATGTCTTATATTTTCAGATTTAGATACAATTTCAAGATTTGAAATATCATTATTCAATTTATTTCCATCTTTATGATTAACTTCAAAACCATTTGGTATTTTACCAATAAAAGTTTTAACAATTAATCTATGCACAAAACCTAATTTAGATCCGAGTATGTAATATCCAGAATTGGTTAAAGTCTGTTTTAAAAATTTCTTAGAAATTTTTGACCACACTTTCCCATTTGAATACACAACATATTTTCCAATATCTTTTTTCATAAAAAATAAATAGCTCAGGATTTTCTCCGTAGAGACTTTCCCTGAATTAATTGAGTTATTCAACAAGTGTCACCACTTGAGGCCGCAATTTACGGTTAATGAGTTTAATAATATTTGCTAAACCAGGAAGCTTGCCATTTTGACCAAATACAAAACTACATGCAAAACTTAGTTGGAATCGAATTGATTCAAGCGCATTAGCTGTATTCAAAGCGAGCCAAATAGCCCGCGCGGCTTCTAATCTTGTAACTTCACCATTATAATATTTTTCAACCTTATCAATACAATCATCATAGTATTTGATAATAGAGTTTTTACAATCAACAATTTCTTGAATATCCATAACTTCATCTAATGTCTTAGTAGGATTTACAAAACTTTGTTGAATAATATGGGTATATGAAAAGCTATGAAGTGCTTCCATTGATGCCCACCAAGAAACACACACTTCTAATGTTGGATCACCAATGGCAGGTCCAAACACAAGAGTAGGCGCGCGACCCATAATTGAGTCCAGAAGAATCTGTCGTTTAATGTTTGACATAACAACATGTTCTTCAGCTTCACTCAAATTAGGCATATTAGTTCTATCATGACCCATATCTACTTCATTTGGATGCCAGACAGATTCTAATTGCACTTCAAGCAATTTTAAGATTTGACTATATTTGGGATTATCAAATCTCTGAATAGAAACCCCCTGGGCCTCGTTCAGAAACAAGGTCTCAGGGGTTAAACTTTGACTAAAAGTTGTATAAGACATTTTTTAGTTTCCTTTTCTTCTTTATTGTTATTATTATCGGCTATATGCCGTGAAGATCGTAGATGAAAACTACGCTAAAAATTTGTTGTTCCCGGGGGAAACACGTAGCCTCTGGCTAGTGAGGACCGCAGGCCGGAATGAGCTAGAGGACGCAGTGTTTCCGTAGGGAACTGAATTTTTAGAATTCATAAAGAAATTCCTTAGAATTCCATACAAATGAACAATTTAAACTTAAATTTGAACTACCTTTAAAAGATGGAAACTAGCAGATAACTGCTATCTTTGTAGAAATACAAAGAATTAGTTTCCTAAAATTACGTATCTGTACAAGATAGTAATTTCTAAATAACAATAAGATTTTCTTGAAAATCTAAAACGGGTGCTACTTATTTTTCACACCACGTTGTTTTTTATATTCTAAATAACGTTTGGCTCTTATTTCTTTTGCTATTTGATTTGTTTTATTTTCCTGTTTGCGTTCTATTGATTCATAATCATATTCTGCATCAGGATAAGAAACTGAATCCAGAATATTTTTTAATTCTTCAGAAGTTTTAGGACAATCTTTTTGGGCAATTCTAACCAATTTGATTCCAAGCTCCTCTGCTATAGAATCTTTTTTACGGTCCTTAAATATCTGTTTGAAAAATCCATTTTCATCTTTATGAAAATGTTTAATAAAATCAGCATGTTGAGCACCATCAGTTTCAACCACTATTCCCATCTGCTTAACAAAACAGTCAAATCTCATTCCGTTTGGAAGGACTGCTTCATATATAACATCACAAGTTGGAAATAATTCACAAAGTTGACGATAGATAATTCTTTGCTCCTCAGATCCTCTGTTATCAATGCCACTCATTATTTTTTAAGACTTCCTGTCCGCGCCAGTCTCATACCATCTAAGACTTGACCTAAACCATTATCATAAAAGAACTGTTCATAAGTATCAAATGCTTCATCTGATTCAATTTTAGCAAAATTAGTAGAACGGAACTTCCAAATAGCATTCTTATCAATTATCTTATTGATATAGTATTTACCAGTTGAAGTATCAACAATAAGAGCAATTTCATCGCCGCCATCTTCTAATACTGATACCACTACCTGTGTTTCTAAGCTATCTTCTACTACAAAGCCAAATTTTTCAGGTGCCATGTGTTTTATAATCACAACATTCTCCTTCGCCTCCAAATAATAAATGTACTAAATAAAGGCCAAAAATAAAGAAAGAAAAAATAAGAAACATCCCGCCTATAAATATTAATGGAGACATAATTACGAATGTCCATGATATAAATGTGGACATCGTTAAAATTTTTATTATGAGTAGAATAGACCAAAAGAAAGCAAAAAATCCCATAAATGGATAAGCTAAATCAATATTCAGTATCTGACAGCGAACCAAATTAGGAATTAATTTTCTATGTTCCTTTTCATTTGTTTTAGTTTCCATGAAGTATTACCTCATATTGGTACAATAGGAATCATATCACTATATGTACATTGTTTATTGTAACTACAAGTTCTACAATTTGTTAAATTTGAATTATTCAAATTGTCATTTTGGAAAAACCGATAAGCGTATTTAAGCATTACTGGATTATTTCCATATTGTTTTAAGATACCTGTGTCTCCCATTTTAAATGGGATTAGGATTTCATGATAGCCCTTAACTTTAACTCCGATTTCATCGAAGTGCTTCATTATTCCGAGAATCCTAATATTTAAAGTTCTAGATGAAGCATGCTGCACATGTTCACTATTAATAGGGGTTAAAATAACTACCTCTACACCATCTTCATGAGCAATGATTAAATCGATATCTATATAATATGTTCTTCTTGGTTTTCTTCCAAATGAAAAATAAATTCTTTCATTAGAAATAGTGCCAATACAATTCTCAACTAATTTTGATACATAATCCATTTTTTGATTCATATCAATAAAGAGTTTAGAAGCATATTTAAGATCATCGTTATCAATCTTTTTTAGTTTAATCAGCTTATTATAAAAGGCAGTTAAAGTCCCGGCGGGAATATTTAAATCATTAAAATATTCTTTAACAGTTAAATAATAAACTAATCCAATATATTCTCTATTGGTAAGATTACGATCTTTAATTTTATAAGGACTAAAACTTAAAACCTTATCAGCATGAACATAAGGATAATCTTTATAATTAGGGACATTTCTACAAAACAAAGAAGCAGCTAAATGATCAATGCTAAGCTTATTAACATTTGTAATATCTTTAAAGAATGTAACCTCTGGAAAGCTAATAGTGCCTTCCAGAGCTAATTCTTCTAGTTCGTTATACATCATTGTACTCATATTCAACAGACCTTTCAGCTAAAGCTTTATTCTGTTCAACAAGCGCCTTGTATTGGGTTTCGGTCATTTCAGCAAAGAATGCTTTCTCTGGCCATGAACGACAATAAATATCACCTTTAAAAGATGCAATCTTATTCTTGCCTACACCCCAAACAACAATAGGGCGTTTAACATGATCTTCATCTTCGTGATAAGCAACAGCTTTTTCTCTTAGTCCGTGAAGTTCATTCCATCCATGCATAATAAGATTACTATCATAAACAAGACTGTTTGATTCAGCAATGTTATTATTGTTAGGACGTTCATTCATAGGCATCTTAGTATACTCAACAGTCGAGATCAAAGTTGCATCATATTCAACAACCATCGCCTTCATTTCATGAGAAAGAGTCTGGAATTTTTCTCTGCCAGATTTATCATCTTCAAGTTGAGTTAAGTGGAAATTATCCAAGAACAAGTAAATATTTCTTTGTGGATATTTTTCTCTATAATTTCTTAACAAGGTTCTAATAAAACCAAGCGATCTTCCATCTGCACTATCATAAAGAATGAATCTATCATCTCTTGCATATTGAAGATATTTCTTAAAGAAGATATCTCTTTGCTCATTGATAGCGGCATATTCTCTACTATCTTTGTACAATTCAGGTTTAGCAAACTTGTTAATGTTTAAAGCATTGAATAAATCAAAATCTTGATTATCCCAAGCACGTTGAGAAGAATCATAACAAGCAATCCTTGGCAATAATTCTTTTGCACTATCATCAATAGAGAGCATAATTACCATATCATTTGGATTATGTTCAACAATTCTCCAGGCTAAATTTACTTCCCATGAAGTTTTGCCGACATTTGATCCTCCACCAATAAATAATACTTTAGCCTTCATATCTCCTTCTGTAGCAGCAGAAAGAGTTGGCATATCTCCGCCCCAATTAATATAGGTGCTGTTTTCTGTATCTTCCTGATATTCTTTAATGCTTAAGATATTATTAATCCTAGTAGATGTTTCCATCAGTCCTGCATTATGAGATTGATTAATTTGATGAAGATTCGATAAGGCTTCATTAAGAATTAATTCTGGATCCTTAGATTCAGAAGATTCTAATTCCATTAACAGCTTTTCAATAACATGCCGCCGGCTACTTTCTACTCTTCTATCTTTTTCAAGTGTAGACTTATTAACTTCATCTCTGATAATCTTATCACTATAACCAGTAAACACAGACAATTCAGAAATCATTCTTTCTCTACGAATAGGACTAGGTTCACTAGTTATAATAGGGACCATTTTGAGAACAACAGATTCAGGATCATAGTCGTCATCATTAAACTGAGATAGCCGCCATGCAAATGAATCTATTTTCTCTATTGATTTAAATTCTTCAATACCATATTTACGAATAAATTCATCAGGGTCAATTTTAACTTTAACACCATCTACATATTCATCAGGAAGAAATATAAATCTAAATCGAATATCGTGAGTTTTAGCAATAACTGTGTCAAGCATCTTTTTAGCTTTCTCAGTTCCTGCATTATCATTATCAAGACACATAATAATGTCATAGATACCATTTCTACGAAGAGTATCCATATGAGAATCAGAGAAATCTAGTCCACAAATTCCTACAGCATTCGTTATTCCATGATTATGCAAAGAAAGAGCATCGGAATTGCCTTCAACAATAATCAGAGATTCATGAGATTTCTTAGCCTTATCTAATAGATAAAGACGTTCATTCTTTTTATAAATATTCTTTTTTAAACCACTTCTAGATGCAATAAATTTAGGACCATTAATAAATTTACCATTATCATCAGTAATGCCATCATACGTCAAATTACGAGCCTGAAAGGCAACTGGTCTACCATTATCATCAGAAATAGTATAAATAATATTTCTAGGATTAAAAATATTAGGATTGCACAAGTCAATCTCATCAATAAAAGATGACATATAGCCAAGTGTTTTTAACTTCTCGCGCAAATCATTTACATTATTACAAATACCAACCCTGTATTGACGCATAAATTCTTTTGAGAACCCACGCTTTTCCATTTCGGCAATCTGTAATTCATTAAAATCTTCTTGATGAGAAATATATTTGGCAACATCTTCATATGCACGATACATATTAAGTTCATAAATCTCATCTTCAGTCATTTTACGATAAGTTAATTCAATCCCATATTTATCAGCCAAATAAGAAACTGTATTATCAATAAATCCTGGGCCCATTAATGGACGATCTTCCAATACATTTGCTGCATTAAAAATATCCATTGTAGTTCCACAACCCATACATTTAACAAGGGGATAACCTTGT